AGCGATCCCGCGAGTGGCCGACCGCACGCGATGGCACCGCCGTGCGGCTCTGTCGGATCCGGTCGGCACCGCCCGCGGTGACCGGCCGGCAGCGGGCACAGGTCGGTGCGCGGCATCGGCCGCTGGTTGTACTCGCTGGCCCACCTCACCGGCTTCGCTTCCAGCACCTCGTGGCACTCGATCAACGCGCACAGGCCACTCGCTCCTCCAGAGATGTTGATGCTGGCGACGGTTACCCGGTCAACGATCACCGTCGGCGTGTACAGCCGACGTACGATGCCGTGACTGACCTCGATCCGATCGAATACGTCAACATCACCGACGCAATCGATCCGGACGTAGCGAGGTCCCGATGACTTTCCGTAGGCATACTTCACGTCCGGCCAGGGAAACGGCTCGCATAACTCATCAATGGTACGCATAGCGAGCGCGACGTCACCGAGCACGACCATGCCGCGGTCCCCGAGGTTCGCTCGCAGCGCTCGCTTCGCGCGATCAATCTCGAGGTCGAGCCGCGCACCGGTCGCGGCGTCGGTCATACCGTCCTCTCGCCAGTCTCCGAGCACCGCCTCGCACGCGTGCAGGTCGTCGAGCAGGGCCTGCGTGTCGGGCGGGATCAGGCGCCCAGCCTGCAGCTGGGCCGCGTTACAGTAGCGTGCGCCGGTCACGAGAACTTCCTCGGGCGCCAGCCGTGACGTGCGAACCACACACGGGCGATCTGCCGCCACAGATATGCGAACGCCGACCATCTCTCGTGGTCGTACACGTCCACCTCAGCCCTCCTCGTCATCACGCCCGCTCCGCGACCACGGGACGACCGCGCTCAGCGTGCTGAGCATCGCTACCACGATGAGCAGCGTAACGATGGGATGCTCGAGAGCGAACTCCTGCATCCGCCCACCGTAGCCGAGCGCGGCGCGGCGCGCCAGAGCGATCATCCAGCAGCGGGTGCGGACGGCGGGCTCAGCGTAGCGATCGCCGCATCGACCTTGGCCGCCTCGGCGCTAGCCGCGTCGATGGTAGCCTGCAGCGTAGTGGCCGCCGCGGCGTCGCCGGCCTGCAGCGCTGCGACCTGGTTCTGCGCCGCCTTGAGCTGGTCGCGCAGCGTCTGGATGGAGGGCGGCAGTCTTCCGGGGGCGTCGCCGGTCAGCCGGCGGCGATTTCGCTCCCGCGTATGTCCGATGTAAAATCACCGCGTTATCAGTTTTTCCCCGTATTTCGCTCCCGCCCACCACGGCGATGCCGTCCTCGATAATGCCTGCTCTAACCTTCACGCCGTAGATGGTCACGCCGTGCTCGTCGCTCCGCACGCGGCGCGCGTCTGCCCCGAGGCACTGGCTGCAGCTGGACGGAGAGCTGTTCCGGCCGTGCGGGGCTTTGCACGTTTTTCGGTTTCTCGACGGGAAAACCGTGCAGCGCTTAGCAAAAACGTGCAGCCGAGCGCCGGGTGGTGTCCTAATTTGGCTCGCGAGCTCTTTTCTCGTCGAGCTCCCCTACCTTGGAGAGCATGGATGAAGCAGCAAACGCGACGCTCAGAACCCCATCCCTGATCACCATCGCCGCGCGGGCGGTGGTTCCATGAGCCGCACCCGGGCGATCACGAAGGCCATGCCGAAGCGGCTACCGTCGCGGGCGGACTTCGACACCCACGTGGGCGGGGCACGCCTCGCCATCGGCCGCGCCGAGGCCATCACCTACGCCTTGCACAGCTACTTCGACGAGCGGCACGTCACCACCGCCGATGACGCCGTAGCCGAGCGTCGCGTGTCCCACCTGATCGACATGGCGGCGGTGGCCACCGTCGAGGCGTTCGAGGAGCTCGACCGCGCGGCCGATGCCCTCGGGCGCGGGGATGGCGTCCCGGACGCGGACTGGGGCGACGCGTGAGCAAGCGTCGCAAGGCCAAGGCCCGGCCATCGAAGCCGGCCGAGGGAGAGCTCATCGTCAGGGCGCGGACGTTCGCCCTGCTCTGGCGCGTGGCGCACGCGGCCCGCGCCGCGCTGTGGGCGCCCGAGATGGAGGACTGCGGCGCGGCGGCGTACGTCGTCCTCGACGACGCGATCGACGACCTCGACGCTCACGTCCGGTCGGGAGGTGCGTGATGTCGGCCAGGCACGGGCGGAATTTCAGTGGGCTGTTCTCCGGATCGCGCCCGCGCTACCCTGGCGCGGAGATCATGGACGAAGCTGGTAACGCAGCGCTGCAAGAAGCGATCAGGCACATGCACGGCTGCGCATCGACCTGGGTGGAGTCGGTTCCGGTGCACGAGACGTTCAACGGCGAAGTCGTCTGGGATGGCGAGGTCCAGGTCTACGACCTGGTCGGCCACCCGACCGCCAAGCGCGCCTACGCCTGGTCCCACGCCACCGAGGGCACCAAGCGCCGGTTCTACGCCGTGCTCGGGATCTCGCCCATCGTCGATGCGCTTACCGCGGTCCGTGCGTCGATCGTCGCTGCCGTCGACCGGGGTGTGCTGTGATCCAGCGCGCTTCGTCCGATGAGATCTGAACAGGTGAGCCACGTCTGGCGCGCGTTGCGCGGCACGCGAGCAGATGATACAAGGTAGGCGGAAGGCGAGGGACTCGAACCCAACCGGTGGTATCAGCACCGGAACCTCATGGGGATGTAAAAACCTCACGCGTGACCTACACGCGGATCGCCTTCCCGGACCGACGCCCCCACCTCGCTTACCCCGCAAGAGTTTCCGGGGTGGGGGCGCCCACCGATATTTAGAAGCGCCTCGGGCACGGGCGCATCGCTACTACTTTTCCCATAGTCGTCCTTTCGTCACTCAGCCTCGCTGGTTGCCCGATGCAACCCACGGATCAAGTCGACCAATTGCTTTGAGAATCGCGCGTGGGCGTTTTCCAAGATTTCCTTGAAGCCGACCATCGCGCGCGTGTCCCACTCCCACCAGTCGATAAACGCCTGCGCTTGAGCGGCGTCTTGATTCTCTCCCGGCTTGCTATAGATCTGGTTGTAACTGCGATCTGAATTGAACGGCGGGTCCATGTAGCAGAGGTCGACTGACTCGTCGCGAAGGTACTTCCTCATCACTTCCAGGTTGTCGCCATAATAGAGTGCGTTCGACGGCTTCGGCTTCGAGTCCTTACCCATGGAAAAGATCGTAGTAAGTGCGCTCATCGCGGATCCACTTTCCTCCCTTGCGCTGCGGACGTGCGTGTACATGTGTTCAGATCTTATAGAAGCGCACCTTGCGCAAGTCCCCGGCCCCGCGTGCGACGGCTCACCGCCCCAGGCGACAGCGCCCAGTGCCGCCGCACGTGGGACACCGCTCGCCGGGCCACCTGCCCGAGAGCACGGCCTCGAGCTTGACCTCCGCCACGAACGCGACCAGCACCGCGACGCGCATCGTGGGCGGGCGCTTGAGCGTCTTCCGCAGCCCGTCGTAGGTCAGCCCCATCCGACGCGCCAGCTCGCCACGGCCGAGGCGCATGCGGAGGTAGCGGAGCGCGATCCGGACGTGCTCGCGCTGGTCCTGCGTGAGCACCTCGGGTCGGTGCCGGCGCTCGGCCTCGGGCCGGCGCCACGTGAACTTCTGCTCGAGGATCGACATGGCGACCATCGCGGCATGCACGGGCGGGATCTGTCCAGGACGGGCTCAAATTAGGACACCACCGAGCGCCGAGCACCGGGATCACTCCACCACGGTTTCCTCGTCCACGAAGTCGTCCGGCGGGTGGCCGCCTAGTGCCAGATCAACGCGACGGTTTCTGCCCACCGCGCCGGCCCGACTCCGTAACCACCGTGATCCCATTGCTCGACACCGTGGCCAGAAACGGCGTGTTACGGGTCGCCACAAAGTTGGACATCTTCCCGTAGCTGTCCTTTGCCAAGGCATACAGCTCGTCGAATTTTAGGTGTCACCACTCGGCCTCCCGCATCGGTTATCCCCCGCGCGACATGCGGCCCCGCATCCTCGTCGATGACGAAAACGATGCTGGCTTCAGGCAGCCGCACGATGCCATTCGACTGCCTGATTAACGATGGACTGCTTCACTACGAACTCCCTGGCCACGCGCGCAGGTGTCTCGCCGGATTCGATGAGGTCGGCGACGATATCGACCGCGACCCCAGTGCCGGCCATTGTCAGGCGGCCGAACGAGAGATCGGGATCTAGCACCACCGATCGCGGCTCCCCTGCGTCTTTGAGGTACGGGAACAGTCGCTCGGCGAGACCGTCAGCATCGCACTCGATACGCTGCAGGCTGTCATCGATCAACTCCTTCATCGCCCGTTGCCCGCCGCCGGCGGTCATATCCACGAGAGCGCCTAACTGCTTGACGTAGATGTGATACCCGTCGGTGAGGAACTGGTTGGTGAGGAGCGGGCGTGGCATGTCCAACTCCGCGCGCATGTTGTCTATGGCGCGGCGGACAGCCGTGAGCGGCACCTCGCGAACTCGGCGCAGCGTGTGGAGGACGTACGCCTCGATCAAGTCGTTGAACGTCAGTCGAACCGGATTGCCGTCTGGTAGGTCGATCAGCGGCCGGAACCGGCCGCTCCGGTTTTGCGCGACCGGATAGTCCATCCCGACGGTCCAGGTCCGAAGCGTCGACGCCGGCATTCGCAGATACGCCGCCGCCCGCGCCACTGTGTATAGCGGGACTTCGCGCGGATCAGAGTCGCCAAAGATGCTACGAACGCTGCTCATGGTGGATGCCTCCGAATGGTACCAGGCGCGCGAGCCTGTGAGCGACTCGGCCCTGGCGATTGCTGACAGCCTAGTGTCAGGTTCGTCAGATCTGAGGAAGTGTCAACGTGCAAAGCTGCCGTGCGGGCACATCTACGTCGGCACCGATGCCCGCGCGTCGGCGGCTGCGAATGCCTCTTCCCATGTCGCTCCTGACCCGATCGTGCTGGACACGCCGACCGTGCCGACCACGAACCTCCGCTCGCGCGCAGGGCGACGCAGTCGCATGACCCAAGCTCGCGCACCCCATCTGCGCCGCGCCTCTTCGAGCGCCTGCGCTCTGGTCATGGCGCGAACCCCGCGGGCTGCAGCCCAGCACGCGCCAGCACGTCAGCGGCGAGCCGCCGCATGTGCTCCTCGGCTGCTCCGGTCAGCACCGGCTCGCCGGCTGCGTCCGGATCGACGATGCCCGTCGCCTGGGCGTCTTTGATTCCCAGCACGTCGGCGATCACCGGATCAGAGCCCTCGTCCGCCACCAGGTAGTACGCCGTGACCGGCTCGACCTGGCCGTCGCGATAGGCGCGGCCGATGTCCTGCTCGTGAATCTTCGGAGACCAGTCTAGTTCTCCGATCACGACCGTGTGACACACGTCCTGTAGACCGTCGAGCCCGGCGCCGGCCCGCAGCGACATGACCAGCACGCGCACCTCGCCGGCCACGAACCGGCGCACGCTCTCGGTCTTCTCGACCTCCGACTCCTCGCCCGTGTACCGCGCCCAGGTTACGCCGTGCTGGTCGAACGCGGAGCACCACAGAGCGTAGACATCGAGGTGCCAGCCGAACAGGAGCACGCGTTCGCCGGCGTCGACCAGCAACCGGACGTGATCGACCACTGCCGCCGCCTTCCCGATCCCGGTGGCTTGCCGCAAGCGCCAGTCGATCTCCCCCGACCAGCGCATCAAATCAAAGTTCGTCCCGGACCGCGCGAGCACGCGGCTCGCCAGCTCGGCGACGCTGCGGACAGCCTCGTTGATCCGGCCATGGTCGACCTCGACATGGAGCCGCACGATCGTCAGGCCGGGCAACTCACGACCGACGTCGCGGCGCGTGCGCCGGATCATCACGCCCGTCGATCGGAGGTACGTGCCGAGCGCAACCGGATCACGCACGCGATGCTTCTGGCCTTCATAGGTGCACCACTCGCGAAGGAACTCGCTTTCCGCGCCGAGCACGTCCGGTGCGAGCACGTTCAGGATCGGCCAGATCTCGTCACCGTAGTTGTACACCGGGGTGCCGGACAACCCGATCCGCAGGTCGGACGCATCGGCGATCGCCTTCGCCGCGATGTACTTGTTGGTCCCGCTGCGCCGGAGCTCCTGAACTTCGTCGAAAACGATCGACTTGACGAGCCCGGCGAGCTGCTCCACCCAGCCGTCGAGCTTGTGGTAGTTTATGATCAGCACGTCGGGTACGTATCCGGCGACCTTGCGGCGCCGGCCGTCCGAGTCGGTCTCGAATCTGGGCTTGTCGAACCGGTACGGCGCGCGCGTGCGGATCCGGTGCGTCCGCAGCGTGGGCGCGAACCTGGCGAGCTGCGCCTGCCACTGGCGAGGAAGGTATGTCATCGTCACGACCACCGCTGGAAGCGCGCCAGCAGCGGTCAGCGCGCAGATCGCCGTGACGGTCTTGCCGAGGCCGAGCTGATCCGCAACTAGCAGCCCGCGCGTGCGGAGCGCCAGGTCGGCTGCGGTGCGCTGGTATTCGCGCGCCGGCTCCGCGAGCTCGAACTGTCGCGGCACGTAGCCCTCGTGCTCGACCTCGCCGACCGCCGCGTTCCGGCGTGCCTCGTGGTCTACCAGGTTGGCGAAGTCAGCCGCGCACGCCGGGTCAACCTCGAGCGGATACCGCTGCCGGAACCACTCGAGCTCATGCGCCGCGGATGCTGTCGCCTTGACCTCGAACACGCCAGCGGCGACGCGCTGCGATCCAGCGAACACCCGTTGCAGCTTGATCGCCACGTGCGGCGCGCACTCGATGTGGAACCGGCGATCGCGGATGGTGATGAGCCCGGCCCGCATCAAAACGACCTCAGGGCGATCACGCCGAACGGCTTGCCGCCGAGCTCGTCGGATCCGGCTCGGCGAAGTTCATTGGCCAGCCGCTGTGACGTGGTAACGACCACCACAGCGGCGACGTCTGGCGATGCCGCGTACCGCTGGGCCTGGCGCTCGACCGACGGCGCCGACGCCGCAAGCTTGAGCTCGATGACGACGCGCCCTGTCCCGGGGACCGCAACGAGCAAATCGTACCGGCCATTGCCTGCCTGGACCTCGCGGTCGACGCCGAGGTCAGCGCGGACCAGGACCGTGGCGATCATATCCTGCAGCTGCCGCTCGTCGGTCGGGCGGAATACGTACTGACCGAGCAACTCGGCGATGCTCGCGATCGTCACGGCTCGAACCTCGCCAACGAGCTCGGCCGGCCGGCGTAGCCACGCGCCCGGGTCGCGCTGCGCAGGTCGTCCTCTGTAACGCCGAGCCCACTGGCCAGCTCGCGCAGCGGCGTTCCGCACTGTAGGAGCGCGACGGCGACGTCGGCGCCGTAGCTATCGAGCCTGCGCGCCGGCACGGCCTGGACGTGGCACAGGAACACGCGCTCGTCGGTGACGACGAACAACTCGCTGGTGCCCAGCGCGCGGCCGACCTCGAAAACGCCTTCGTTGCGGAGATCGCTTGTCCTAATCATCGGAGTAGCCGTCCCATCCGATGCCGCGCAGCTGCTCCTCGGTCCACTTGGGGCTCGGAAGCGCTTTGATCTCCGCGTCGGTCATCGTGCAGACGAAGCGCCGCCCGCCCTCGGGCTTGACCTCGTGGATCTTGCACGCGTTGCCGTGCTCGACGTCGAGGAACACGCACGGCGTGTCGATGTCGTAGGTCTCGCGCGCGGTGAGGTACCGCCCGCCGTCCTGCTGGCCGCGCCGAGGGAGCAGCCGGTAACCGTTGCCGTCCTGGATGTCGTCAACAACCAGCGATGACGCGAACAGCTCATGCACCGTGACGCCGAGGTGAACGGCAATCCGCCGCTCGTCGCCCGGGAAGAGGTCACACGGGCGTGTCCAGCAGCAGACCCCGCTCTGCTGGCATGTCGCGGCGCCGCTGACCTTGGCTCGCTGTGGGGATGCGTTATCGGCGATCTGCTGCAGCCGCGCGTGCGTTCGCATTCGGATCATGTGCACAGAGATGAAGTCCATCATTTCCGTTCTCCTATCCTTGTCACCTCATCCGGCCGAGCCGCCGCGAACACCCCGACGCCGACCGCATCGAGGGCGTGGTTGCGGCGCGCCGCCGGAATCGCCGCGAGCTGCACGCTTGCCTCCCAGCTACCGCCATCGCCCACGTACGCCGCCACGCGACGAAACACCTCGTCGTAGTCGATCTTACCCTTGGCGTTCGGCTCACGCCCGAGGATTGCCGCCTGCCAGCGCTTCGGCGGCAGCTCGTACAGCTCGAGCTCCAGCGCCGCGGCAGCGCCGGTCAGCGCGCCGATCGACATGCACAGCCCGACGGCCATCGTGAAACGGCGCGGGTTGAAGCTCGCCGCCTCGGCCACGACGCCGCGGACCTGGTGCCGGCGCACCAGGTCACGGATGAGCGCGGATTGGACGTGTACGCGCGCCTGGCGGTCCGTGGACTTGGCGAAGCTATCGTCGCGCTCCTGGTGAACTACGCCGAGCTCGAGCACGCGGCAGCTCGGCGAGATCACGGCCCAGCCGAGGTCCCGCGTGCCAGGGTCGAGACCTAGGATATTACCGCTTGACGCGGTCACCGGAATGCTCCCGACGCCCGGATGCGCCTAACGATCGCCACGAACGCACTTCGGTCGCACTCGTGCGCACCGGCCTTCACCGCCAGTGCTCGCTTACCCTTAGAGATGTCGTAGTGCGGCGTATTGACGTCCATCGTCCTCGGATCCTGGAACCACTTGCGCGCGACACCGATCTTGTCGGCCATCGCATGAAGCTCATCTGGCGTGTCGGCGATCATGTGGCACATGACCATCCTGCCGTAGCCCCAAATCAACTTGTCGACGTAGACGCTCATGCCGCCGACCTCGCGGCGCGCCGGCCAAGCACCGCAGCCATACTGGATCGCGACTGCTCGACGCGCAGGCACCCGCACGACCTGGTCATTCCACCGGTTAGGTCCGTGCCGCGGACCCGACACTTGTCGCCGCACGTACAGCGGCAGCGCCACATCGCCTTGCCGTACTGGTCGCTACCTTCGCGTGCGATCGCCATGAGCCGGCCGAACGCGCGTCCGGCAAGGTCAGTGGCGGGACGGCCACCGGCGTTGCTCACGACGCCAACACCCCAGGCGCGCTATCACGCATCCGCACGAGCTTGTCGAGAAGCCAGAACTGAGCAGCTGTCCCTTGTGGTAGGAGCCCGTCCGGCGGACGCGCGATGGACGCTTCGAGGAGTTTGACCAGCACGTCAAGCTCCTCGCGATACAGGATTTCGCGAGCCGGAGCGGTCACTTACCATTGCCCTTCCGGACGCCACGCCGCGCCTTCCTCGCCGCAGCTGACTCGCTCGCCGCCTTCTGCGCCGGCGTCAGCTCGGCGATCCCGTCGTCTTCGGGCGCGTCGTCCTCGTCGTTATCCTCGTCGTCCGCCGATTCCGCGTCGCCTGCCCGTTCCGCTGCTTGGACGGCAGCGGCCTGGTCGAGCAGCGGACCGCGGCGTTCTTCGGCCACGCCCTCTACGCCCGGCAGGTACCGCTGCGCTTCTGTCGGCGTCGCCGGGCGGCGCTCGACCTCGGCCGCTTGCGCCGCCTGTGCCCTGGCATCGTCATGAGTAGCACCCATCCCGATCGCGACGGCGAATGCGGCGCTGAGCTTGTCCGTGCGCAGCGTGTGGATCCACCCAGTTCCGTCATCGGCGCGGCGGAAGACCTCGACGCACAGCACGGTGCGATCCTGCTCGCCAGTGTGGAGCTCCCTACGCATCGTGCCGATTTCTCCCTCGAGCTCCTCGACCTGCGCTTTGTGCTTGGCCTTTAGCTTGTCGAAGTCGCCTTGCACCTGGTCGAGCAACGCCTCCTTGTCGACGCGCTGCCGGGCGATCTGCATGAATTCGGCATCGGTGAGCTCACACGGCAAGGTGCGCTTGATGCCGCGGCGCACGATGTCGCCGTCGAGGTCGATGTCCTGGAACTTGGTAGCGGTAGCCATGGTCGTTGTCCTTTCGATCGGTCAGTGAATACAGCCGTTGGTGACGCAGCCGAGCTCGGCGCCGGCCGCTGCGAAGGTTTCGATCTGCCGCTGGTCGCGGCTGAGCAGCGTGATGAAGCTGGCGTGGGGTGGATCCTCGCCGAGCTTGGTGAGCGTGCGGCGATAGGCGATCCGTTCCGATGGGACACAGGTCGTGTGACGCAGCGGATGTGACCGCGCGCCGACGCGCTGCAACCGACTGAGCTGCTCGACGTTGAAACCGACCCAGACTGCCGCCGTTACCCAGCCCCCCAGGTAGTACTCGACGAGCACGCGCCAGAAAGCAGCGACTAGCCCCCCGCGCGGATCGCCCGGCGGGTTGATCCCAACCGTCATGGCGTGGCCCGGCGGCGCGGATCTCCGATCTGTCTTCAGCCGGTTAGGCGCTGGTGCATCGGGGTGCCACGGCGTCACCAGCGCGTCCTGGTCCGCGGTGATGATCCGTCGCGCCTGCATCAAGTCGTTCCATGCCGGCGAGGTGGCTGGGTCGAGATCAGGCGGGCCACTGAGCGTGAGATGGATCAGCGTCACGACCTCGATCGGCGTCCCGTGCTGATCGGTCTCTGCGCTGTGCTGGGACGACCTCTTGGCTGCCTTCACGCGGCACCATCCACGAGTTCGTGGTTTGCGCTGTGCGCGATTGGGGACCCGTAGGACGGCGGCGCATCGCCGGATTCGTCCTGGCGCAATCCAGTGGCCTTTTCGGCCACGCCAGCGGGTGCGATTAGCCGCTTCGTATCGTGCGCCCTGGCGTTGGCAGCCGATATGTATTCCGGAGTACAAAACAACGCCTGTGGCCTCCACGACCCATGGCGAAGCATCGTGCACAGCTCCTTCGCGCGCTCGAACGTCATGGCGCGGGTGTCGATGTTCGTCCCCTGGGCGATCCGCTTCGCCTGCGCCAACGAGCAGAGCCCGCGGGCCCGGCGCGCGGCGTGCCGGCCGAGCAGCCGTGATGCGTCCGCCATCGAAAACGCCGCCGGCAGCTGCTTAACGGTCACGCCGATCTTGTCGAGCGCCCGGAGCTGCGCGTCGCTCGGCGGGCGCGTGAACATGCCCGGCTCGGGCCGCGTCGTGACGTGGAGCGCGCCCTCGTGATCATCGTCGCCGATAAACGGGTCGATCTCGGCGGCGTGGAACCGCACCATGGCGTCTTTGGCGATCTGCGCGCGACGCTTGGCGACCTCGGCGTCGGCGCTCGCGAACACGCGCTCGAGCTCGAGCTGCTGCGTCCCCAGGAGTCGATCGATTTCCTCGCGCACGTCGTCGGCCAGCGCATCTGGGCCGTGCTGGCTGCCCGCCAGGCAGTCGGCCGGGCCGATCAGCCGGTGCTTGCCCGCTGCCCCGGTGAAGTGCAGCAATAGGCAGTCGCGCTTGCCGGTCTCCGGCGATAGCCTCGTCCCGCGGCCGGCCATCTGGCAGGCGAGCGCCCAGGACTTCGTCGGCCGCGCGATCGCCACGCAGCTCGTGTGCGGCGCGTCCCAGCCGCGGCAGAGCAAGGCGCAGTTGCAGAGGAACTGGAACTCGCCTCGCTCGTACGCTTCGAGCAACCCGCGGCGATCGTCCTGCGCGGTGTCGCCGCTCACGGCGCGGGCGCATCCCGGTCGGCGATCGTTCAGCGCATCCGCGAGCGCCTCGGCGTGCTTGATGTCGACGCCGAACACAACCGTCGGCCGATCCCTGGCTAGCTCAAGCAGCGGAACGACTACGCCGCTGATCGCGCGCTCGGTCTCCAGGATCGCCGCGAGCTGGTCCTGCGCCAGGTCGCCGCCGCGCGTCTTCACGGCCGACAGGTCGATGCCGTCAAGCACGACCCGGCGCGCGACGATCGGCGCGAGGTAGCCGTCGCGGATCGCGTCGCGGATCTCGTACCGGTACGCGACGCTCTCGAAGATCTCGCCGAGTGCCTGCCCGTCGGCGCGGATCGGCGTTGCAGTCACGCCGAGCAGCTTTGCCGTGGCGAAGTGGTCGATGATCGCGCGCCAGCTCGGCGCCATCGCCAGGTCGGCCTCGTCGGCGATCACCAGGTCGAAGTGGTCACGCGGGAAACGGGTCAGCCGGGCGCCGCGCAGGGACTGCACCGACGCGATCACGACCTTGGCGCTCAGGCCGGCGCGCTCGCGGGCCTTCTCGATGTCGGCGACGATGCCAATCGCTTCGAGCTTGCGCTGCGGCTGGCGGATTAGCTCGTCGCGGTCGGCGAGGATCAGCGTGCGGCCGCCGTTGAGCTTGCAGCGCCGGGTCCGCTCGACGAACGACGTCGTCTTGCCCGTCCCCGTCGCCATCACGAGCAGGGTCGAGCGCACGCGCGCCAGCTCGCGATCGATCGCCGCATCGGCCGCAAGCTGATAGGGCCTTAGTTGTGGTCTGTAGCCCCCAACTTCTGACTGTGGTCTGTGGCCCCCAGTCATAGCGCCACACACTTACCCGGGATCTTCCATCCGTTCCCGCATCCGTTCCCGTTCTGATCCGTTCCCGAGACTGTCATCCGTTCCCGCCTTCGGCGGGAAACAGACGGGAACGGATGACGCGGGAACGGGTCGGATGAGCTAAGTCCTTTGGGAACGGATGGGAACGGATGGGTCAAGATCCACCTCCAGTGATGGGCACGAATATTGCCCGTGTTCGCCACGAACCACCTTCGTGGCGCCGGACACTGTCCGCGCGCACCCTGCCGGCATGGATCAGCCGGTCAAGCGCGGGGCGGACTTCTAGCCGACGGACGTTGCATGAGGTCTTGAGCTGCTCGAGCGTGCACAGATCACCCGCGCCACCGGTGTGGAGCTCGATGAGCTTCGCATGGACGCGCTCATCCACCGAATTACCCCCCTCGCCACCGCTGGACGTGGCTCGGGCAGCCTTGCGCTCGGCCTGCTTTTCGCGACGCTTGGCGGCGATCTCGTCGTGAATCGCCTCGGTCTCGCCGCGATATGAGAGCTGCGCCGTCCAGCGGTTATCGACCTGTGCTCGGTCGAACCCAATCACGAAGTCTTCGCGTTGCAGGTCGAGGTTTCCGCGCATGCGGACGTCGCTGAGCTTCGTGGCGTCCGGGCTCTCGAGGGGCCGCATCAGCACCAGGTGACGCGCCGACGCGACCAGGTCGCCGCTGCCGCGGATAAGCTCGAACGGATCGCCATCGCTGCGCTTGCCGGGCGCGATCGGCCCGACCTTGTTCGTGTGGTGCAAGAACTCGATGGACGCGCCGACGTCGGTGCATAGCTTGCACCACATGTCGCCGAATCGCTTGGCGTCTTTGATCGCGTTCTGGTCGCCCGCCATGACGCGCGTCAAGTTGTCGATCAGGACGAGAGTGGGCTTCCACGCCTTGAGCTCGGCGGCGAACGCGCGCTCGTCACCCGGCAGCGAAAGTGGCTCGCGACCTACCGATAGGTGTGCGCGAAGCGTCGAGTCGTTTGGCGTGATGCCGCGGGCCCGCGCGAGCTCCCAGACGCGCTTGCGCAACCGGCGCTGACCGTCCTCGAACGCAAGGCACAAAACCCGCGCCGGGCCGCCCATGGTGTTCGCGAACCGGTCGAGCCAGTCCCGCCCCAGCGCGACGTCGATGCCGAGCCCGAGCATCGCCCACGTCTTTCCGCACTTGGGTGGCCCGGCGAACAACCCCGCTTCGCCGCGGGGGATGATGTCGCGGATGACCCAGTCCGCGGCATCGTCGTCGTCGGGCTCCTCGTCTCCCAGGAACGCATCAAGCGGCAAGATCCAGCGCGCCTTGGGAGCCGGCGGTACCACTGGTTGCGCCGGCTCTGCGTCGCGCAGCGCGAAGTCGTTGATCTCGTGCTCGGCTCGGATCGCCTCGTCAGCCGCGGCGATCGCGTCCTCCCGGCGCGCGGCGAGACCGAGCAGCTGCGACGCCCAGCCGATGATCGGAAGCTCGCCATCAGGGAGCGGAGTGGCGACGATCCGATCGAACCAGGCGAGGTCGCCTAGGTGCGGATGGTCGCTGAGCTTGCGCGTCGGATCCGTCTCGTAGTCCAGCCAGGTCTCCGCGAGCTCGGCGCGGACCGCGGCCGCGGTGACCGGTACGCGGCGCGCCTGTAGGTTGCGAATCGCGCCGAACGCGGCATAGGCATGCGGATCGGCGAGGTCGCGCTGCGCAACATCGACGGAGCGATCGACGAACTCGAGCCGCGTCGGGTCGGATAGCACCGCGGCGACGAAGAGCCGCTCGAGCTCGGCGTCCACGAGATGGACGGCGTGGCCGTTCGTCTCGGCGGTCACGGTGTGGACCCCAGCGGGAGATCGGCCTGCGATGCGACACCCAGGCAGTGCGGCGAGAACCAGATACGTTCCTTCGCGGACGACCACGCAGAGCTGTTGCCCTTCCACGCGACGCACGTCCACGTCGCCGGCATGTGTTGGCCGTGCTCGGTGTCCCAGCCGCAGAGCGCGATCCGCAACGCCGGGTTGTCGCCGTTCTCGAGTGCCCAGGCACGGACCGCGGCCGACAGGTCCGGGTCGTCCTCGCGGTAGAGCCGCTTCTCGCGCTCGTCGTGGGCGTAGGGCGGATCGAGCAGAACGCCGCACGGGGTCATCCCGTGCGCGGTGTCGATGCCGAGCGTCGACCGGCCAAGCACGCGGGTCCAGTCGCCGCAGCAGATCCGGACGCCGCGCAAGCGATCGGCGAGTACTCCGAACAGCTCGGCGAGCGGAAGCGCGCCGGTGCGGTGCACGCCCTTGCCGCGGTGGGTGAGCGGTTTTTTTCGGCTGGGCGCGTTGATGCCACGCCCCGGAGTTCCAACCTCTGGCATCGAGCGATGCAACGGTCGGCCGATCCGCTCGTCGGCCGAGCACCACCCGTTGCCGATCCATGTGGAGATGCCCCAGACCCACCACCCGGCGATCTTCGGGTCGGAGTACTCGGGGTCGGCGATGAGCTTCTCGAGCAATGCCGGCACCTTAGCCACGAGCCAGCGGTGGCGAGCATGAAGGTCGGCCTCGTTGACCGGCCAATCCGTCCACCGCGCCACCTCGTCAGGTGTCGAGCGTGTCGCGCGCCAAAAGTTCGCGATCAGGCCGTCCTTGTCGTTGGCGGTCTCCACCTTGCCGGCGCCGCCGGGCCGAGCGAGCAACACAGCGAGGCTACCGGCGAACGGCTCGACGTAGTTTGGGACGTCGCCGAACGCGCGCCAGATCAGCGCAGCCGCGCGGCTCTTTCCGCCGAACCATGGGAACGGCGCTCGAAGCTGTCCTGGTGTCACGCGACCCCCAAAAACTTCGGGTACGGCTGCGCGGCAGCGGTGAGGACCTCTCGCCGCCGGCGGAGATCGAGGCACCACAGGTAGCGGTGGTTGCCGTGGTGGCGCATCGGTCGAGTCAGCCGAGCGCGCCACAGGCGAAGCCACGCGAGCGCGTCCTCGCCGGGACGCAGCGGGTCGGCGCCCCACCGCTCGAGCTCGGCCGCCGCGTACCGCCTGCCCTGCTCGCCGCGCACCAGCTTGCCGGCGGTCCGGTTGCTGTAGCAGGTGCCGTCTGGCAGTAGCCGAAGCGTCGCCGGGTTGGTGCGGCCGACATACCGGCCGTTGGTTGCCTGGTAGACGATTCCGAGGTGCCCGCGGTGGACCGCGGCGCCGGCCAGGGTGGTTCGCGGCTGCGGGTCGGCGCAGGACTCGACGGCGACCACGCCGCGGGCGCGCAGGAACTCGAAGCATCGAGCCACGAAAAAGCTCTCGCCGTTGCCGGGAACGTCGTCGACCAGGACAAGCCGGCCGAGCGTTACGGCCTGGCCGATCGCCAGCGTGGGCCACACGGCGCGATGCGCGTTCATCGACGCCGGCGGACCGAACAGCGCGACGCCAACAAGGTCGGCGCGGAGGTACAGTCCGAAGCGGTGAGCGGTCGAGCTGGCCCGGCCGGCGTAGTGGTGTCGCTCGACGAACGCGCGGGCCTCGGCGGCGCCAGCGATGGGCGCGACGTCGTAAGCTGACGTCCGGACCGTCTCGCCGGCGGGACGCCGCGACTCGCGGCGCTCGGTCCAGCGCTGGACGAAGTCGACGATCACTCGCCAGCCTCCATGGTGCGACGGAGTCGTTCGCGATCTCGCTCAGCTGAGTTGACTTCTCCGGACACCGCGGTCGGCAAGTAGTAGGTCGGTACAGACCCCCAGAATGGCGATCTCCGCATCGCGCGAGCGATCCGTGAGAAACGCGCGTCCTCGGGTTCTCCGTCGAGGTGATCGAACACCCGCGCCGGGCGTTGCGGGCATGACCGCTGGTGGCCGCCGTTGCCGGATCCCGGATCGCCACAACACGCAGGAGATGTCACGATCACGGCCTCCACCGCGCCGGCAGCTTCGATGCGCACCACGCCGCTTCGGCGATGCCGACCACGGCGATCGCCGCGACCCACCACCATCCAAGCCAGCTGCCGACCGCATAGAGCATCACGGCTCCGGCGATCACGGCGCGAACCGGGCCGCCTACGGTCGCAGCAAGCAAGGCATTGCCGACGAGGTCGAGCGCGCGGCGGATCACGGCTCGACCTTCCAGACCAGGTGCCAGTACGCCTCGGTCTGCTCGTACGCCGCGACGTCGAGAGCGATCACCGCCAGCGCCGCGGCGAGCTGCGGCACATCGCTGAGCTTGGCGGTCGGCGATGCGACGCGCGCGGCCGGCGCGGAGCCGGATCCCGCGCGCGCTGCGGGCGCCAAGCCAGCCGTACAGCCATGTCCGGCTCGGCGCGACCTCACCTCGAGCACCGCACCACGAAGATGGTTCCGATCCGTGCTCCGTCATGGTCGACCGAGCCGGACGCCCCGCACTGCCAGCATTCGAAGCTCCGTCTCTGCCGGAGCGGAACGTGGCCGAGTGCCCGCGCCGCATCAGCGCCAGCGATGACGGGGTCGACGCCCTGCTCGAGTCTCCGTTTCGCCGTCCGGGTCACGGGTCGACTCCGACGTAGAAATCGCCGTAGCGGCGAAGCTGGCAATCGCGCATCAGCACGCGAAGCGCGTGGCCGATGCTGGCATCCGAGCATGCACCCCAGTCCTCGCGGAGCCCCCTGGAAATCTGGTCGCGCGTCAGAGCGGCGGCTCCGACGATATCGAGGATGGCCGCTCGCATACTTCCGAGCTCGCGAGCGCGGCGCTCCTCGGGTGTTGCGATGCTTTCCCCGTACGGCTTGCGCCAGCTGGGAAGTGCGGCGTAGGCCCTGGCTGAGGCGGTCGGTTCGCTCATGCTGGCACCGCCCAGCCTTGCGCAGAATCAGCTCCGCGCCTGGCGCGCTCGATCGCAGCAACGATGCGGCGGTCGGCGATGCGGCGACCCGTCGAGTCCCAGAGCCAGAGTCGTCCGCCGGACGGAGCCGCGGTAGCGCACGCCAGGCCATCGATCAATCGAGCACCGAACAGCATGCGGTCTATCCAGCTCGGTGCGCTCCAAACATGGGCGAGAGCCATCGCCTTGTCGATGAAGGTCACGGTGATCGTCATGCGAACCTGAACCATTCCTGAATGGGCCAGATGCGGTGCAGCGCTTGGTGGTTTGGAATATCATCGAGCATGTCGGTGCCAATCCTGCGCAGCATCAGACGTGATTACTAGTCGATGCTTTGTCGTAACTATTTGGAACACAAAATAAATCGTCCGTATTGCGGACGAGTCAGTAGTGCTCTATGACTGCTGGGATGGGAGATGGAGAGTTCACGACGCCCCCTGATGCAGGGCGTCGATCGTGGTCCCGAGGTACTTGGCTAGGGCGCGCTGATGCGGCGCGCTCGGGAATTTGTGGCCGTGCACCCAGTGCCATACCGCGCCGCGGGTAACCTCTAGGTCGTTCGCCACCTTCTGCTGGCTCAGACCCTCGGCCTCCATCTTCCGGAGCAGCAGCTGTCCAAGCGTTGGAGGAGGTCGATTCGTCGCCATCGTCCGATGTCTACCTTTCGTAGACCTTTACCGTCAAGCATGGTCTACGAGAAGTTCACAACTACCTGTGTTAACAGGGATTCATTATGTCACGAGCCAGACACCTCAGACCGTTCCCGAAGGGCCAGCGCTGGCAGATGACCGAGGCTTGGAAGGCCCAGGTTCGATCCCAGCTCCAGGAGCGAGGCGTCGGCCAGGACTGGTTGGCGCAGCAGGTAGGAGCAGCTGGCCGTGGCACAATCTCGAAGCTCCTCAAGCGCACCGCAGAAGGCGCCCCTGCTCAGGTTGGAAGTTCTCTCGTACCTCGCATCTGCGAAGTACTCGGCCTTCCACTTCCACTCGTTGCAGCTCCCGACGAGAAGACTTCACGCGTCATCGATTTGATGGCTAAGTCTTCGGAAGAAATGAAGGACGCGATCATCAGGATGCTTGAAGCTGCCGTGAAGACGTCTAACTCGCGTTAGAGCTTGCGCGCCGACGCACGGGGGTGGCAAATTGGGCCGATGTTCGTTCGATCGGCGTGTGGGGATAGCAGATCCGCGCAGCGCGATGACCGCCTGCTTGCCCTGGTATCTCGTCTCCGGGTCGACAACCCAGACGCGCTTGAAGCGTTGATTGCTCTATGGTCTCGGTTGGTTGAGAAAAAGTAGACGATTCTTCTTGCAGATCACGATGCGTCTACGCATAGTAGACGCATGAGCGACACCGAGCTCCTCGAGCAAGCCAGGAAGAAGCTACGCGGTGTGGCGCGCGCCTACGGTCGCGCCGCTGACGGGCCAGGCCGCGATGCGGCGATCGTCGAGCTCGAGTGCGCCGCACTGGTCATGATTCTCGCAGCCGCTCGGAAGCGTCTCCAGCTGCCGCGAAGCGTCGAAGGACATCTTGCCGAGGCGTTTACCGCCGCCAAGACGGAGCTCGGGCTGTGAGCCGACGTCGGCTATCCTCGGCTTCATCCGCTGCCGAAAGTGCGGCTCGGATCTTCGGCGGAGGCATCTCGCGGCACGGAGCATCGTGCGGATGCCAGTACTGCAGGCAGCCGAAGCCGGCGCAGAAACCACATGCCCCGCCGGCGCATAGCTCGCCGGACCGCGAGCATCTGCTCGACGTCGCCGCGGCCGCGCAGCACGATAGCTGGGATCTCGCTGGCAACCGCGGCCTCATCGAGGCCATCTGCCGCGACTACGTGATGCTCGGGGCTCAGGCCGAGCGCGACGCGGATACCATCGACGACCTCAAGCGCCGGATCGCAGATCTCACGGCGACGGCGCAGGAAGCGAACCGCGATGCCGCAGCTGCGTTGGAGCGAGAACGCATCGCGTACCGCAACGCTGACTCAGGAGGTGCACGATGACGTGCCCGTGCTCAATCCATCCTATGGAAAGCTCGTGCGGCGTATGGGCTAACAATGAAAGTGCATGTATCTGCGTTGATTATGCCCTGATGGGAAGACTTCCGTCTTGATTCACAATTCTGCCATGCCGTGCGTGTGGCTGTGGAGATGATACCGTGATCACAGAACCCCCAGACCTAGCCGCGATGCGGTGGACGATTGGCGCGGCCATAGCTGACGCTCGGCGCGACATCGCCGACGACATTAAGGCGCAATGCAAGCGCGAAGGAATCACCGATCCGGACGAGGCCGTCCGGCGGTTTCGCGCGGTTCCCATGCCGAGGTTCGTTGCGGTGGAGGTCGGCATCGGAGACGAGCTGGATGGTGACGACGTCACGCACGAGCTCGGCGGGGAGTCCGGGCTGTGATCTTGCTGTGTGTCTACGCCGTTGCCGCTGCGTTCGCGGCCGGCGTTGCTGTCGGGGGAAGGACAAGGCAGCCGAACAACGTACCGGCGCGGGCTGACCGCGCGTGGCGACGCAGGCGGCGGGAGCTGCGCGCGAGCGTACAGAGGATGGCAAAATGAACCGCTCAGAATTCTCCGCCTTACTCAGAAAGCTCGCCGACGCTGTCGAGTCCGGCGACTCCGCAGAAGGTTGCGTGGTATACGCGCTATCCGACCGCGGTCCCGGTGAGATCGACCTCGACATCCGAGTCAGAACTGGAAACGTCGAAGGTCAAGGCGGGTACCACATCGTCGACACCATGCCGAAGGGCGCCGAGTCGTCTCGGTGTAATTGCGCGGGTGGTGAATTCGGCGGTCACGACCTGGATTGCGAGCGACGGCAATGACCGAGCTCTACACCCATAGCCGTCTCCGCGTGCTGCGCCAGTGCCGCCGGCTGCATCAGCTCCGTTACGAGCTCGGCATCCAGACTCCGTCGACTCCGGAGTCCGTGTTCGGCACGGTCGGACACGCGGCACTCGAGGCGTACTACCTCGCGTGGAAGGACTACTGTCCTACCTGCGATGGATCCGGTGAGCGGCCGTTCGCCGACACCTGCGATAGGCCAGCTCCGTCCTGTGCGAACTGCGGCGGAATCGGCGAGTCCACGTCGCTAGACGATCGCCTACCCGCCGCGCTAGCCGTCGTAGACGCCTCCGAGCTTGCTCCGTTCGACCGCTGCAAGATTCGCTTGCTCCTCATCGCCTACCACGAGCGCTGGGGCGCGGAGAACTGGGAGATCATCGCCGTCGAGCAGGAGTTCCGCTACCATCTCGGCGACCACCTCATCGGCGGAAAGATCGACGCAATCATCCGCGACCGGGCGGATGGCCGCGTGTACGTGCTCGAGCACAAGTTCACCGGCTCGGAGACCTCGATCGGCGGGCCGTACTGGGAGCGGCTCACGCTCGACAGCCAGGTCAGCATCTACATCGACGGCGCGACGATGCTCGGCTACGACGTCGCGGGTTGCATCTACGACGTGATCAAGCGGCCGCAGCATGACCAGCTGTCGGCTACGCCGGAAGCCGCGCGCAAGTACACGCTCGGCAAGGGCTGCAAGCGATGCGGCGGCAGCGCCGGCGGCAAGGCCGGAATCGTCCAGGGCCGCGGCCATTACGACGTCGTCTTCGCCTCGGAGGTCAAGCACATCGACTGCGACGAATGCAAGGCGACCGGGTGGAAGTGCGACGGCGACGGCGTCCCTCAGGCTCCACGGCTGCACGCGAACCAGCGCGACACCGACGAGACCATCGAGCAGTTCGAGGAGCGTCTGCTCGAGGTCATCGCTGAGGACCCCGACGGTTGGCTGCAGCGCAGCAAGGTGGTCCGGCTCGAGGACGAGCTGCCCGAGATGCGGCGTGACGTTGTCGCCGATATCGAGCAGGCCGAGGACTGTCGCCGGCGCGAGTACTGGCCGCGCAACCCAGACGCGTGCTCGAAGGGGCGCTACATGTGCTCCATGTTCGAGGCGTGCTGCGGGCGTGCCAACATCAACGATTTTCAGCGCGGACCTGCTCATCCCGAGCTGGCCAGCGCGACGTAACCCATGCATGCCCGAGAGAGGGGCAATCACCGATGACGACAGCACCGACACCGAGACCAGCGCCGACACAGGCGCCCGCACCGCGCCCGTCCGGCGCGAGACCTCCGGCGCATCCTTCGCAGCCTCAAACACCGCGTGCGTCGCGGCTCAGCGCCGTATCGCGCGGCATTCTGCACGTCCCTCTGCGTCACCTGTTCTACGGTCCCCGCGGCGTCGGGAAGACTAGCCTTGGAGCCGACGCTCCGGCGCCGCTGTTCCTCGACATCGAGGGCGGGTCACCGTTGGTAAACGTCACGCGGTACACGTTCCGCGACGAGCCCGGCGGACACATTCCTCGATCGTACGAGGAAGTGCTCGCCGGTATCGATGATCTACTCGCAAACCCTGGTCACGGATACCAGTCGCTCGTGATCGACACGCTCGACGCGCTCGAGACCCTGCTCCACGACTTCATCTGCCGTAGAGACGGAAAGGCAAACATCGAGGCGTACGGCTACGGTAAGGGCTACAAGGTGGCGGTCGCTGAGATCCGAGTCCTCAAGGAGCGGCTCGATCGTCTCATCCATTCCGGGATGGCGATAGTCATTCTTGCTCACAGCGACGAGAAGACGTACAAAAATCCCCGCGGACCGGACTACGATCGGTTCCTATCCGAGATGCACGAGCTCGCATGGGCAAAGGTCGCCGCCTGGTGCGACGTCGTCGGATTCGTCAACTTCGAGGGCGGCGGAGCCGCGCTCAAGGGCGACGAATCGCAGGTCAAGCGCGCGCGTGGATGGTCGACTGGGCGCCGGATGATCCAGCTCGTCCCAGACGCAGCTGCTCCCGACGTGAAATGCCGGCTATCTCTACCGACAGAGCTCGAGCTAGGTGAGGCCCATCCGTGGGCTCCGTTCGCTAACGCGAAGCTCAAGGCCGAGTGCGCAACCGTCGATACGCTGGCCGCAGACATCATTTCCGAGATCGACCGCATCACCGGCGGCGACCGAGCTGTCGAGTTCACCACCGACGCTGGCACGCTTACTTCGTACACCGCTATTCAGGATTTGATCACAGTTGGCGACACGAGCGTGCTAACGCGCGTGCTCGCCGGGCTCAAGGCAACCACCGCAATGCAGGAGACGCCATGACACTACCGATGCAAAAGGATTACTACGCAGCCCGCGCGAGCGGCGCCCCGATCACGTTCGGGAGGTCCGCGAACGGTAACACGCAGATCGCTGTCGAGTTCGATATCGTCGACGAGCGATTCCCTGGCGACTCGATATCGTGGGTTGGCCATTTCACCGATAAGACGGCCGAGCGCACAGTCGAGTCCCTGCAGATCGCCGGATGGCAGGGCGACGACCTGTCTGAGCTAGATGGCGTGCCAGCTTCGCAGGTCCTCACTGAGGAAGTATCGCTGACGTGTGAGCCCGAAGAGTACGATGGCGAATGGAAACTAAAGGTGCAGTGGGTCAACCGCCCAGGGGGAGGACGGTTCAAATTCAAAGAACAGATCAGCGGTAACGAATTGAAAGCGTTCGGAGCCCAACTTCGCGCAACCGTGAAGTCAGTACGGGCAGCCGGAGGAGCGACGCGCGCCCCGCGGCAGCAGAGCGCTCCTTCGCGATCGGGAGGAGGAAGAGATCAGCATCCCAACGCGCCTGGTGGTCCGCGCGACCGAGACGACATTCCGTTCTGATAGCCTTAACCAGCCGGTATCCCGGCTGACCCGTCTCGATAGCTCAGCGGCAGAGCGGTCCGATTGCACCGGAATGGTCGCGCGTTCGAGTCGCGCTCGAGACACGAATTTTTTAAGGAGCTCAAAGTGAAGTACGAATTCCGTCACACCGGCGGCGAGCTGAGAATCGCACCGATTCCGATGGTTCCGGTCGGGGATGGGGCGCTGTGACGCGACCACCGATCATCCGCGCCTTCATCGGCGACGACGAGCTCGTCGTTGACCTGTTCGCCGGCGGTGGCGGAGCGAGCACCGGGATCGAGCGCGCGATCGGCCGCTCGCCCGACATCGCTATCAACCATAGCCCGGAAGCGATCGCGATCCACGCAGCGAACCACCCCACGACGAAGCACTACATCGAGAACGTCTACAAGGTCGACCCGCGGCGCGCCACCGGAGGTCGTCCGGTTGCCCTCCTGCACCTGTCGCCAGACTGTAGCCACCACAGCAAGGCCAAGGGCGGCAAGCCGAGACAACAGAAGATCCGCGGTCTGGCATGGGTGGCGGTAACCTGGGCGCAGCGCGCCCGACCGCGCGTGATCACGCTCGAGAACGTTGAGGAGTGGCTCGACTGGGGTCCGCTCGATCGCTCCACCGGGCAGCCGATCAAGGCCCGCAAGGGTCAAACGTTCCGTGCCTGGCGCCGGAAGCTTGAGCGGCTCGGCTATGTCGTCGAGCACCGTCTGCTTCGCGCGTGCGACTTCGGGGCCCCGACGACGCGACGCCGGCTGTTCTTGATCGCGCGTTGCGACGGCCGTCCGATTCGGTGGCCGGCTCCGACGCATGGACCGGCGAACACCGGACGCCCGAAGCCGCACCGCACCGCGGCCGAGATTATCGACTGGTCGATCTCGTGCCCGTCGATCTTCGATCGCGACCGCCCGCTCGCGGGCAAGACGCTTGCCCGGATCGCCCGCGGGATCCGCAAGTACGTGCTCGAGGCGGCCCGGCCGTTCGTGATCGCCGTCAACCACGGCGGCGTCGGGCGCACCGACCATCGCGTGCACGACCTCGATTCACCGATGCCGACGATCACCGGCGGTCAGCGCGGCGGCCACGCGCTGGTGTCGCCGCTCGTCGTCAAGGCGAAGACGCACGGCGGTGGCGGCAACGACGCGATGCGAGCGGACGAGCCGCTGCGCACGGTGACCGCATCGAAGCGCGGTGAGTTCGCGCTGGTCGCGCCGACGTTCGTGCGGACCAGCATGCACCAGAGCAACGCCGGGTGTGCCTATTCACCCGAGGAGCCATTGCGCACGATCACCACGGACGGCGGACTCGCGCTCGCGGTGCCGTACCTGGTGCACCGCAGCAACGGCGAGCGCGAGGGCCAGGCCCCGCGAATTTACGACGTCGCGCGGCCGCTCGGCACCATCGTCGCCCAGGGTCAGAAGCACGCCATCTGCGCCGCCTTCCTCGCCAAGCACTACTCGGCGCGCGACACCGGCGGTTGGAACGGTGGTAGCCCGGCGGATTCGCCGGTCGGAGCGGTCACGGTGCGCGATCACCACTCGCTCGTCGCGGCGCACCTGACGAAGCTCTACGGCACGAGCACCGGTGCGGACGTGCTCGAACCGGTGCCAACCGTGACCGCGGATGGCCAGCACATCGGCGCGGTGGCCGCGCACCTGGTCAGGTATAACGGAGACCGGCCGGGCGCCGAGCGCGTCGCGGGCCTCGATCAGCCGCTCGGAACGCAGGACACGAGCAACCGGTTCGCGCTCGTCGCCGCGTTCCTCGCCCGCTACAACGGACAGAGCACCGGCCAGCGGCCGGACTCGCCGATCGGAACGCTCGACACGACCGACCGATACGCGCTGGTGACCGTAACGATCGGCGGCGAGGAGTACGCGATCGTCGACATCGGGATGCGGATGCTCACGCCGCGCGAGCTGTTTAGAGCGCAGGGCTTCCCAGACAGCTATGTGATTGATCCAGTCGGCCCGAACGGCAAGCCGCTCACCAAGACCGCCCAGATTCGCGCGTGCGGTAACGCTGTCCCGCCGGACTTCGCTGATGCCATCGTCTCGGCTGCGTTCTCGAGGGCCGAGTGATCGACGAGTACAGCGCCGACGGAACAGGCTGGGCTCGGTTCTCCGACGACCGCCAGATGCGGTACCGGCTCGCGCGCAGGCTGACTGATCGACCGGGTGCCGCATTGTGCTTCATGAACCTCACGGAAGCAGCGTCCTTTCGCGTGTCTGACCCGATTGAGTCAGAAGCGAAGCGCTATGTGTTCCTGATGCTGAACCCGTCCACGGCAGACGCGTTCGTGCTCGACCCGACGGTCAAGCGCTGCGTCGCGTTCGCGACTTCTTGGGGCGCCGACGTACTCGAGGTTGTCAACATCTTCGCGCTGCGCTCCACCGACCCGCGTGAGCTGTACAAGCGGGCGTTCACGTTCCGCGGTGACGACCAGGTAGCGAACGACCAGATCATCCTAGCCTGCCGCGGCGCGCATCGCGTGATCGCCGGCTGGGGAAGGCACGGCGCGCTCGACCACCGCGGCAATATCGTGCGCTCCATGCTCGCTGAGCATGGAATCGCGCTCTACCACCTCGGGCTCAACAAGGACGGAAGCCCGAAGCATCCGCTGTATATCGAGGGCGGCACGGCGCCGCAGGAATGGAACGTGGACGTTCAGCACGCCGCGTTCCCGGGGGTAATCAAATGACCTACGCAGCAAACACCGTCGTATCCGTCGACAAGTCGCGCGCCGAGATCGAGGCGACGCTCGTGCGCTACGGCGCCTCGATGTTCTTATCTGGCTGGGACGACGATCACGCGTTCGTCGCGTTCAAGCTCCGCGACCGGCACATCAAGCTGACCTTGCCGCTTCCGAAGCAAGGAGAGCAACGATTCACGCACCACAGGGACCGCAACGGGTTACTCCGCGCGAACACGCCCGCCAAGGCGATCGAGCTGTACGAGCAGGCGAAGCGATCGCTGTTCCGCGCGCTGCTGCTGGCGATCAAGGCAAAGCTGGAATCCGTCGAGTCTAAGATCGAGACGTTCGAGCAAGCGTTTCTCGCGCACATCGTGCTGCCCGACAACACGCTCGTCGGCGACCGCGTCAAGGCGCTGGTCGCCGAGGCGTATCGAACCGGGCGCATGGGCAACCTCGCGCTCGCGCCCGGCGACACGACCGGCGATGCCGACGTTGATGATGCGGAGCTGGCGCCATGACCGCGCTCGACGCATTCCTGAGCGTTGCGCCGCTCATCGACGACCATCGCGATGAAGCCGCGCGCGTCTGCGAAGAGACCGCCCGCTATGAGCGCGGCGAGCGCCAGCCGTTGCGGCTCGACCCGAACGATATCTCCAACCACGAGTTCAGCGACGCCGCCGCGGGCATCGCCGCCGAGGTCGCGATGGAGGTCAGCGACGCCTTGAAGGCTGCGCGCGTGCGTTGCCCGCCGGCCGACGTGTGGGCCATGGCCGCGAGGCTCCTCCGCTCGGGCTGGCAGCGCGGTCACCGGCTTCAGCCGATTGTGACCGGACGAGGAGCACCATCATGAGCGATCTTGTTGCCCACATCAACCGCATCCACCGAGACCTCCGCGACGGCGCCTTCTATACGCTCACCGCCGCCGCGCCCGGCTACACGACCATCACCGCACGCGATGCCGATGGCGACACCTCCACGCCATGCCTGGACCGCGCCGACGTTCGCCGGCCGATCGAAGACCTCGAGCAGATCGCCGGACTTGTTCCGAGCGCGCCGGCTGTCGGACGCGCCGCGGCGCTCGCCGGATCGGTGCGGCGCATCTTCGATCTGCTCGGCGAGATCGAGAAGACGGACGGCGCCGCCGCCGATGAGATCGTCGCCGCCATCGCGGCGCACCTGCGTTCGTGGCGCCCGCTGGCGCTTGCTCCCGGAGGCGTGCTGTGATGGCAGTCGTTGCGCTGGCGCTGCTCGGTGCCGTCTACGCGATGCGCCGGGCGTTGAGGTCGGCATGAGTGGACAGCCGAGCATCAACGTGGCGGCCCGCGCTCATCTCGCCGTCGTGCTGCTCGAGACCACGCCGGCAACGGTCGCAGCTGTCGCTGACCTCGTCCGTATTAGCGAGTGCCAAGTGTATCGCGCCTGGCGCGCCGCTCACCCTGAGCGCCCGCCGCGTGGCCGGCGGATCACCGAGGCGATGCGCGCGGCGCAGATCGAGCCGTTCGCCGCGCTCTGCGACGTGATGGTCGCGCAGCTGACGGATCGCCCGCAGCGAGCCGCGCAGATCTTCGCCGCAACGCGCGCGCTGCATGGAGATGTCGGAGATCGCCGGCTATGGCGAGCGCTACGCCGGCTGGTCGACACCCTGAGAGTGGCACGCCATGGCATGCGCTGCACCGGAGCAACGTACACAAGGATCATAAACGGAGGTGGCATTTGCGAGCGTTGACACTCACTCAGCCATGGGCGGGTCTCGTCGCGTCCGGGATCAAGCGCGTTGAGAACCGGCCCCGCGCGATGATCAAGCGCACCGACTTTGGAGCGCTGTTCGCGATCCACGCGAGCCGCGAGATCGATTCGGCGGTGTACTCACGAATCCGCGACCTGGCGCCTGAACTTTTCCGCGGGCCAGGTTGCGCTGAGATTCGCACCGAGATGCCGTGGTATGCGCTGTCCAGGGTGACGAGCGCCGTGATCGGCGTGGCACGCATCGACAAGGTGCTCGAAGGCGGCTGGAACGCCGAGTCGATTCGGGAGTTCGCGGACACGATCAGCTTCTCGGATGGATCGCTGCTCGGCCATGAACAGCTGCGTTGGTTCTTTGGCCCCGTCGGTTACCTGACGCGCGAAGCGGTCGCCATCGCTAAACCGGTCCCGTGTCGCGGCCAGCTCGGGTTCTGGACCTTGCCGGATGACGTGTGCAATTCGGTAACTGCGCAGCTTGGTTAAGTATGAACTATATGAACCATATTAAACACATCACTCTGCCAGACGGTTGGTCCATCGAAAGCGAAGATGCGTCCACTGTCGTGATCAAGGCTACAAAACTCCTTTTAGTTACGGTTGACTTGAATATGCGGGTGTATCGAGCAGATTTCGCAACCACCGGGCGACCTCTCATCCCGAAGTCGTACGGAGGAAGAGGATGGAGAGACGAACTGATCGCCGACGCCATTACGTGGCTGAAAGGCATTGCCAAGTGACTCCAACGCAATCCCAGACCTTCGCGATGCTCGCGCTCGACCGCGGGGCATCACCGGAACACCTGCCGCCGCGCACGCGCAGGTCGCTTCTGCAGTGCGGGTGGATCGACCGCGTATCGCGGATCCTGAACGACGCTGGCCGCGACGCGATGCTCAGGTCGTCGCACTTCTCGGCCGCGCTCAAGGAACTCGACGCCGCCGGCGACCCCGACAAGGCTCTCGCGCTCCGGGTCATCGTCACCGGAAGTTCGCTGGAGACGCGGCAGCGGAACCGGCGCCGGGCCGCGATCGCCAGCGCGGCGATGCGGATGGCGGCGCGATGATCCTGGCCTGGCTCCTGGTCCGCGCGTCCGCCCGGCTGCTGGTCGCGATCGCTGATGACCTGCTGGTGATCGCCCGCCTGAAGTGGCGAGACTCTATGGGAGGCGCGAAGTGGCGATGGTCGCGAGAGCGGATCGCCTGGTGGGCGGTATGCATTGTTCCGCATGCTGTCGCTCGATGGTTGATGTGGGGCGGTGGCGAGCGAATCCCGCTGCCAGCCAGCTGGGTCCCGTACCTGTTCGGGCGCGCGCTCGGCGTCGAAGGGCGCAGGCGATGACCAGAGAAGAAGCGAAACGCAAGCTACACGAAGCGCTGGCGAGCGATGACCCAGAGAAGAACCACAAGGATGCCGACGATGTGCTGTGCGCGTTGTTGGTTTCGTTGGGATACGGAGACGTGGTTGAGCTGTACCAGCGATTGGAGAGGTGGTACGCATGACCGCGCCACGCGAGCGAGGGATCATCTTCAGCGCGCCGATGGTGCGAGCCATATTAGAAGGTCGCAAGATGCAGACTAGGCGCGTGCTGACGCCGCAACCACTTTACACGCCGAGTTCAGGGCTGATTTGGAATGGTGTCGCGTACGGTGTGACGACTGACGGTCGACCATTTACAGGAACGATCGTAAATAAGTGCCCGCATGGCAGGCCGGGAGATCGAATGTGGGTCCGCGAGACGTGGACCCACGACGCGCCAGACCTCGAGACGTGTCGTGCTGCCTATGAGGATGCGAGTCCTGGTATCGGCTACGGTCCGTACTACCGCGCCACCGAGGTCGCTCAAGATACGCTGAAATGGCGACCAGCGATCTTCATGCCGCGCTGGGCATCTCGCATTACGCTCGAGATCGCCAAGGTGCGCGTTCAGCGCCTGCAGGAGATCAGCGATGACGACGCGCGGGCAGAGGGCGTCGATCCGTACACGCCGCCGACCGGTCATATCTCGCCGGACCAGCGCGTCCCAGGGCCGGGATTCGAAAACTGCCGGCTCGGCGACCAACCGCACCGGCTACCGTTCGCTGACCTATGGGACTCCATCAACGGCAATCCGCGCGCCATGCTCGACGACGACGGCAATCCCGTGCTCGACGATAACGAGCGCCCGATTATGCACCCACCGAAGTCGTGGGCGAGCAATCCTTGGGTGTTTGCGATCACTTTTCGGAGGATCCAATGAAGCCAGTCGATCAAAGCACTTTTGGTTTTCCCGGCGGAAACTGCTTCTCAGCGTGCGTAGCGTCGATGCTAGAAATCCCGCTTGCCGACGTTCCATATTTCATGGCCGATGACCGATGGTTCGAGAAATTCAAGCGCTGGCTTGAGCAGCGGGGATTCTGGGCGGTGTGCTTCAAGCTCGACGGCGACTGGCTGCCTGATGGGTTACACATCCTGTCCGGAAATAGCCCGCGCGATCCAGAAAACCCAGATGCGCTGCACAGCGTGGTGGCGCGCGGAAACGCAATCGTCCACGACCCACATCCGAGCCGGTCCGGTCTGTTATCGCGCGATGACGTCGTGCTGCTGATCCCGCACGACCCAGCGCAGATCGGAGCACGGTCATGACCATCGCCTGCTCAACGTCACGCCTTCCACATGTACAGAGTATTCCTCGAACTTTGTCCGTCACACGCACTGCCACATCCGACATCCGACCCCACGTCACCGACGGCATCCCGCGAGCAACCGGCGGGTGACACGTCACACACGCCATCGAGGTTCAGAGATGACGAACTGTCATTACGCCGCTACGACGCTCGGCTTCCTGGCCGCGCTTTACCTGGCAACCGGCCACCCCGAGCACAGCGAGCTCGTCTACGTCCGGCTGCTCACGCACATCGTGCTGCACGAAGGTACCGGCGCGGAATGGAGCTACGCGTCGTGAACGGTCAGCGAAGCATCTGACACTGGTTCGGTACGATGCTGCAATGACCCCGTCAACTCAAGTGAGCCGCTTCCTCGACACCGCCGCCGCCGCGGTCTACCTCGGGTTCCGCACCCGGGCAGGGATCCGCTCGCTGGTCTACTCGGGCGAGCTCGTACCCGACGGTCGCGGCTACCGAGGCGGCTACGTGTTCCTACCCGAGACGCTTGACGCGTGGACCCGCTCCCGCATGGAGTCGATGCATGGACGACGAGGGCATCAAGCAGCTCGGCAAGAACCTGTGGGCGGTCCGCGTCAAGCGGATCAGCGCGGCGACGGGCAAGACGGTGAACCGCAAGGCGACGGTGAGCGGGAGCAAGGCCGACGCGCGGCGCAAGCGCGACGAGCTTCGCGCGGAGCTCGCCTCAACGCAGGCGGCGCGACCGCGGACGCAGCTCAGGTCATACGCGACATCGTGGCTCGGGCGCAGAGCCGACGACCCTGAGACGAAGGCGACCACGGTCCGCAAGTATGGCTACGGGCTCCAGCACATCCTACCCGTGCTCGGCGACCTGTACCTGGACGCGATCGCGCCGGCGGACATCGAGCGCTACGTCGCGTTCCGCATGCGCCAGGTCGGCCTCAAGGGCGGCAACACCGTGCTCAACGAGCTGCGGCTGCTGCGCACGCTCGCGCATGATGCGCACCGCAACGGCTACTGCGACCGGGTCTGGACCGACGGCGTGCGCCAGCCCAGAGTCCGCGAGTACGACGAGACCAGGCCGAACCTGCTGACCGGCGAGCAGTGCGACCGGCTCCTCGCCGCGATCCCGACGCAGTGGCGCGCGCTGGTTCTGTTCCTGGTCACCACCGGCCTGCGGTTCGGCGAGGCGTCGGCGCTGCACTGGGAGGACGTCTCGGGCGGGCAGGCGACGATCCGGTACACCAACGACCGTGGCAGGCTGACGACCGTCAAGACGCACAAGAGCCTGCGCCGCGTGCCGATGCTGCCCGTGGTGATGGAGCTGCTCACCGTCAAGTCGAGCGGGCTGGTGTTCCCGTCGCGGAAAGGGACGCTGCACAAAGGGTCGCCGCTGAAGAAGGTGCTCGACGCGGCGTGCGCGGCGGTGTTCGGGCCGGGCGGGCTGCGCGTTACGGCGCACGGGATGCGCAGGACGTTCAATAACGAGGGCCGCTTGGTTGCGAGCACGCTGGTGCTGCAGTCGATCACCGGCCACGCCACGGACGCGATGACCGCGCACTACTCGATGGTCGGCGCCGAGGAGAAGGCGGCGGTGAGTCGGGCGGTCGCGGAGCGGGTCGGGGCGGTGGAAGGCGCGGCGAGGAAGGGGCCAGAGCAGGTGAACTGAGCGCTTGACGGCGCGGCCGAGTATGTACATAGTATGGACAATGAAGGCTGAGCCCGCAGAGATGGCGACCGCGGACAACCTGACCGACGCGCAGATCGACGAGTTCCGGTATTCACTACCGCGAGGTCATTTCGCGCTGCAGTGGACCATCGATTCGATCGTCGATCCGCCTGGCAACCGCCGCAATAATGCGCGGCGAGAAGTCGCTGCGCTCATCAACGCCCGCGCGAAGGCGGTGCGGAGATGACCGGCCGACCTCGATCCACCGCGCCCAAGCGCGACCAGCTCATCAAGATCCTCGTGACGCCCGAGCTCTGCGCGCTGGTCACCGCTGCCGCAAAGCGCGAAGGGCGCTCAGTCAGCGACTGGGGTCAGCGGCTGTTCGAGCGCGAGGTGACCGCGATGGCGGATCGGGATACCGCGCGCGCGGCGCCCGGCAGGGCGCGGCGAGGTGGACGATGAGCACACCGTGGGACGACTGCAAGATCGCGATCGGCGTCGACAACGACGAACCGTTCAACGACAGCCAGATCTTCGACAACCTTTGCGCCGGTCGCGGCCTTCCGCGTGGCTGGGTACTCGATGAGGTAGACGGTCGCGGCGCGCGCTGGGTTGCCGTGTTCCGCGTTGCGGGCTTCCCGACCGCGTACGCCGGCAAGCGCGTACGCTCCACGCTGCGCGCGATCGGAGCGCTCACGTGAACGCTGCGCCTTCTACGTCAGCAGCGAATACGCTGCGCGCCGTGAAGCTCAAGAGCACCGAGCTGCGCGCCCATCTACGCAACCTGACCGCAGTCGTCACGCGTGCGATCGCGGATATCGACGCCGAGATGCGGACCCCGTCGACCGCTGATCGTGGCAAGCGAATCGCGCAGATCTGCAATAGGATGCAGCTCGCCAACGATATGGCCAAGCGGTTCGGGCTGTCGCGGCGTCGGCCGGCGAAGCCGAGGGGCTCGCGATGAAGACGGCGTCCAAGTACGAGCGAGGCGATCGCGTGGTCAGCATCGCTAGCTGGAACCGCCGGACGGCAGGTACCGTTTCGCGCGCTGGACGCGGCGTATCCGTCACGGTCCGCTGGGACGGCGGAAATAATGACGAGCGCGTTTTTCTGGACAACATCCGCATTGAGACACCTGATGATGTCGCCAAGCGCGAGCACGAAGCAGCGCTGCGCGCGTGGCGAGATCGCCGGCCGCAGACCACGGTCGCGCGCGTAGACCTCGATGGTAGATGGGGCAGGGGCGGCAACGAAGAGATCGGCGCTACGGCGGTCACGCGGACGCCAGCCGAGATGCGCACTGCAGCCGAAGAGCTCCGCGCGCTCGCGGACTGGTTTGAAGCGCGACCCGCGGTGGTTGTTGTCGCGCAAGGAGGCAAAGGACGATGAGCGACTGGAAGGAACCCAAGCGCGGCGAGATGGTCACCTGCGAGACCGTCGCGGCGATCGTGCTTCACGCGCGCCTCATCACGGACCGCGAAGTCCGTCTCAGCGGCCACCGAACGCCAAAACCGCTAGCCTTGTGCGGATCACCGGTCGACTGGGACACGCAGCGTCCAGTTAGCGCGGTGCATTGCCGGTCGTGCCTCGCAGCCCTGGCAGGGAGCAGCCGATGACTACTGATCACGAAGCAACTGAGGCAACTGAGGACGTAGCAACGCCAGAGGACCAACGTGTCTGCGACTGCGGCGCCACGCCCGACCCATCGGAGTCGCCGACCGCCGGCGACTACACCGAGAATGGCATCGAGAAGTACATCTGTCTGCGTTGCTGGGCACGCGAGAATGGCAGCGATGGCGGAGTGATACCATCATGACCGTCACCAGACCAACCGCCGAGGAGACCGGCGCCACCGCGCGCCGTTACCTCGATAGCGCGAACCGCGAGGTCGCCCGCATGGCGGCTGGCGTGCTGCTGCTGGCCGAGCGCTGTCTCTGCCGGGGTTCGTTCCGCTGCACGCCGTGCCTGGAGGAGATGGAGGCCGACGGGATGCACGATCTCGACATCGAGGCCGCGCGCGGCGACATGCTGCTCACGCTCGAGCTGCTGCGGCTGCTCCCACCGGGCACGCTCATCACCTGCCACAAGTGCGGAGATTCGTCACCGGCTCCAGGTGACGCAGAGTTCTGCGGGTGCGGCGGAAAGCAGACCGTGAGCGAGGCGATTCGCTGGTACGAGAGCCAGCTGAAGGTTCTGAGCAAATGAGCGTCGACACCGCTGAACGCGATCGGCTCGTAGCTGCGATCCTCGCGATCGTCGAGGATTGCGTGCCATGAAGCTGTCCGTTCCGCATCCCGGCGAAGGGTCGCCGGCCATCGGAGACGAGATCGCGTGGCGCCGCGAGCTGAAGCAACTGCGGGTTCGCGTTGCCCAGCTTGAGGCAGAGCAAGGAGTCCGCCAGGCGCCATCGATCGAGGTCAGGCGCGGCGAGGTTCACGGCCCACGATGTGGGATTCCATGCGGAGTGGTCGTCAGCGAGGAACAGCCGCGCGTTGAATGCGCGGCGTGTGGCACGAAGCTCGACCCGATCGAGGTGCTGCGCGACTACGCCAGGCATGAGCGGAACTTCTGCTACTCGCTTGAGCACCTCCGCAAGGAGCAGCGTGACCTGACGTCCAAGATCGAAAAGCTCAAGGCATTGTGGCTTCGTCTACGCGGCAAGGTACGGATGCAGATGCCGGAGCTTCCTGATCGCGAGGGCTCCCGGAAATGGGACCGCGACCAGTGGATGAACTGGCTCGTTGAGCGGGTCCTCGCGTATGCGACCGCGGATGATGTGACCAGCGAAGTAGGTGGCGAGCTATGAAGGGCCACCGGGGCGATGTCCGGCCAAGTAGGTGTCCTGAATGTGTCCCGATGATGCTCGTCATGTTCGAGTCAACTTAGCAAGGTATCATAATCTTTGAGGAGCCACCCAGATTTGAACTGGGGAATGGTGGTTTTGCAGACCACTATATTACTGAACTAAGTACTGAACAACACAACCTAACCTATGAACATCACGCAAGCACGGGAACGACAGGGCAACATCGGAATGGGCCGGATGTGTCCTTGAGGTGTCCCGTGCGGCGCGAGGAGAACGCCCATGACCAAGAAGATCACGAACACGACCCAAGAACTCGTCGATCGCCCCGAGATGATGCTGGTGGATATGCTCGCCGGCGGACCAGGGGCGATCGAGCGCTCAGAGGCGCGCGGACAGCGCGAGCTTGTCTGCGCCGCCGTCCTGCCGACCGATGGGCTCGGTCTTCAGTACCCGCCACAGCGCGCCGTCTGGGAGGCGATGGGCATCAAGCTCGGCGACCAGGTCGCAGGTGACGAGATGTTCACCAACGTCTCGCTGCCGGTTGATTGGCTGAAGCGACCGACCGACCACTCGATGTGGTCGGAACTGATCGACGATCGCGGACGGGTGAGGGGCCGCATATTCTACAATGCCGCGTTCTACGATCGATCGGCCAGCATCACGCCGGTAACGCGGTTCACGGTCAGACGGGACTTCGACCGCGTCGACTACAGCAAGGTCATGCAGTACCGGGTGCTCGACTGCGGCAAGGTGGCGTTTGCCAGCTCGGAGCATCCGATCCCTATCGTCAACGGCAAGCAGGACTGGGAAGCGACAGATCGTCTCGAAGAGCAAGCGGTGGCCGAGTGCAAGGCGTGGCTCGAACAGCACGGGTACCCGGACTTCGCGAACCCCGCGGCGTACTGGGCGTGATTCTGTCCCAGCATCGCAACAACGAGCCGCGACGAAAGCGCGGCGCATGAAAGGACGACGAAAGTGAACATCACAAAAACCGAGGTAACTGGCGAACGGTTGAGATCGAGGTGTCATTCTCTGCCGCGCTCGTCTTTCCGCGCTCGACGAGCGCGAAGCTAGCGGAACCTCCACAGCAAGCGGAGCCAGTACCATGACGACGACCCACGCCAGGCCACGTCACCTCTATCGCCTTCCCGACGGTCGCGAAGTAGCGATCATCTTCGACCATGGCGAAGTCCCGCCGCAGACGTCGGCGTTACAGATCGAGAGCGGTGAGGTCGTCCCGATGACGCTCGTGGCGACCGCTGACAACCTTACCGACGCACAGATCGACGAGTTTCGCGAGTCGCTACCGCGAGGTCATTTCGCGCTGCAGTGGACCATCGATGCGGTCGTCGATCCACCGGGAAACCGCCGCAACAACGCGCGACGCGAAGTCGCCGCGCTCATCAACGCCCGCGCGAAGGCGGTGCGGTGATGCTGCAGGACGACTCGGTTTCACTCGCCGCACAGCCGACCACCATGACCGAGCAAGACTGGCGCGCCCTTGGCGAGCGCCTCTTCGGCGCGAGCATGGACCAGTGGCGCTTCAAATGCCCGACCTGTGGGCACGTCATGTCGATGGAGAAGGCCCGCGCCATGCCAGAGGAGGCCAAGGCCAAGCTGCGCAATCGCTGGTCAATCGAACAGGAATGCGTCGGTCGCTACCTCACCGATCAGGGCTGCGATTGGTGCGCGTACGGCCTGTTCAGCGGCCCGTTTTTCGTCACGCGTGGCGATAAAACGACGCCAGTGTTTGGGTTCGACACCTCACCTGCAGAGGCCCCATGAAGATCGAAGACGGCATGACCACCGAACAACGTGCGGTGCAGGATAGCCTGGAGGCCAAGGCGCGCGACCTTGCCAGGACGCTCGACAGGTCGCTCAACCCGGCGATGCGGAATCCTCGCGACAAGGAGAAGCGCACCGTCGGGTTCGCGCTATTGATCTTCGCGTTCGGCGACGCGCCGCAGCCGGCGACCTGGATCAGCAACGCGGATCGCGGTGACATGATCCATGCGGTCGAGGAGTGGCTCGAGCGCGCGAAGGCGCGGACGTGAGCGCCGCCTTCCACCGCGCGGTAGCGCTCGACACCCGCATCAGCGTTGCGGTCGCCGAGCTCAGCGTCGGGATGCTGATCGACCCGCGGCTGTGCGCGCGGCTCGGCATCGGCGCCGAGCTCGACCAGGTCGTGGCGACGCTGCAGCGTAACCTCGACACGCTGCGGGCCGAGCTGCGCCGCATGACCGACGACCCGTATCCGCAGCAACCAGGCGAGAGAGGACCGACGACATGAGCGACGATAGACCGAGCATCGCGGAGCTGAAAGCGAGCATGGACGCCGCAGACCCGGCGCCATGGTACTCGAGCACAAGCCGATACCAGTCAGACTGCGTGTTCACCGGCGGACCCGATGCGGCAGTCAACGGAGATGCCCGCGTTGTGGTTCAGGCCAACCCAAACTTCCCGTATCGCGGCAACCTGGATGGCATCGTGGCAATGCGGAACGCCGCGCCGGTGCTGCTCGAGATCGCAGCGGCTGCGCTGGCGTTGAAGCAGGCTGGTATCGAAGGTGACGAGGTGATTCGTCTGATGAACGCCGCAACCACGGCGGATGAATATAGTGCAGCCTGCGCGTTGGCTCCGCGCGTCGAAGAGAAAAGACGTGACGCGCTGCGCGCTCTTGATGTTGCACTGTCCAAGGTGCGACCGTGAACTCGGCGCCGCTCACCAAGTCGTCGGCCGAGACCGTTCAGACGGTTGAGCACCATCACCTGAGCCACCGGCGCAACGTGGCCGCCGAGCCGTGCGATTTCTGCGGCGCAGAGGTAGGCCGTTCATGCCGACGGAGGCAATGGAACGCAGCCACCCGTAGCTACAAGCCGGTGATTGGCAGCCGGGTGCGCGCGCCGCACATGACGAGGTCGGCCCAGTGAAGGTCGACCTCGACGACCTCGAGCACAAGGCTCGATTGCAGAACCACGGCGTGCTGTGCGCTGAGCCGCCTTGTTGTTGCTGCGCGCCAGTAACTATTGCGCTGATCGCTCGCATCCGCGAGCTCGAGGCCGCTGCGCGCGAGGTCGCAGATGCTCCTCACCGACATGCTCAGGCCGGCCGCATCGGAATCATGCGGTCGGTGCTCGACAAAGGCGTGGTGTTGCCGTGACGCCGCAACTTGGTCTGCCGCCCGGCCGCCGGCTCGGCTGCTTCGTGCTCCGCGAGCGTTTCGACCAGGGCGGCTTCGGCGCGATCTACCTCGCCGACCAGCCGCCGCTCGGCCGCCAGGTTGTCGTGAAGGTGCTGCACCAGCGAGCCGACGTCGGCGCCGCGGCGCTGGTGCGCTTCGACCGCGAGGCCAAGCTGGCCAGCAAGCTGGACCACCCCTTCGCCGCGCATATCTACGCCTCCGGGATCGAGCCAGACGGCCTGATCTGGATCAGTATGGAGCTGGTCCGCGGCGTCACCCTGAAGCGCTGGCTGGACCAGCATGGTGGCCGGATGCCGCTCGACGTGCTCGTGCCGCTGTTCGAGCGCATCTGCAACGTCGTCCAGGTCGCCCACGAGCGCGGCATCGTCCACCGCGACATCAAGCCGGCCAACGTGATGGTGGTCGAGCGCGCCGGCGAGCTCCTGCCCAAGCTCGTCGACTTCGGCCTCGCCAAGGCCATCGGAGAAGTCGCGCCGGCCATGCTCGCTGAATCGTCCATGCAGATCGAAGATACCCAGCTCGTGAGCTGCTCGAGGTCGTCCGTGATGCTCGGCACCCCGCCGTACATGGCCCCCGAGATCTGGGCCGGGGCCGAAGCCGGGCCGGCGAGCGACGTCTACGCGCTCGGCGTGGTCGCGTTCCAGGCCCTGACCGGGCGGTCGCCGTTTCTCGGCTCCGGGCCCGCCGAGGTAGGGGTGCAGCACGTCACGGCGGAGATTCCGACCGTCGGCGACGCGTACCCGGCCGGGCTCGATGCCGTCTTCGCGCGCGCTCTCGCCAAACATCCCATGGATCGATACGATAGCCCGCTCGAGCTCGCTGCCGCGCTGCGCGAGGTGGCCGATGCGCGGATCGCGGCGCAGGTCAGGACTGCGGCGCGCGTCTGGGCCGACCGGGGCCGGCCCGCCGATCTGCTCTGGCGCGGCTCGGCGCTCGAAGGTATCGACGGCTGGACCCTGGAAACCGGTCGCGAGCTGTCGAGCACGGAGATCGCCTTCGTCGCCGCGAGCCGAGATGCCGAGCTCGAGGCTGAGCTCGCAGGTGCGCGCCGTCGACGCCGCACAAAGTGCATCGGTACGGCGATCGCCTCGGTGATGGCCGCGATGGGCGTCGCGCTGTTCCTGGGCCGCGCCACATATGAGACCAGGCTCGCGCAGCAGCGCGCAGTAGACGCCGAGCACGAGCGCGCCGTCGCGGAGATCGCCGCCGAGGTCGAGCAGGGCCGGGCCGCGTTGCTAGCGGGGGACTACGCCGGCGCACGGCAGCACCTCGGAGAGGCATGGCGCATGGGAGACCATAGCCGGACCACGGCGTTCATGCTGGCGCGCGCGGAGCAGCCCCTGCGAGCCGAGCTGGCCAGGCTCCCGGCGGTCAGCGGCCGGATGTGGGCGGCGAGCTGGAGCCCGGACGGCAGCCGGATCCTCACCGCTGACGACCGCGCCGCGCAGATCTGGGACGCCGACACCCACCAGCGCCTGTTCACGCTGCCGCATCACGACACGGTGTATGACGCGCGGTGGCTGGACGGCGGCCGGCGGGTGGTCACGGCATGCGGAGACGGTGCCGTGCGGATCTGGAGCGCGGAGACCGGCGAGCTTGTGCGCGAACTTCGGCCGCGGTCCGGGTCGCTGCAGCTCGCACGGGTGGCGGCAACGCTGAATGGCGAACTGATCGCAGCGATCGACGATCGGGGCGCCGCGGCAGTTGCGTGGAGCGCCGTGACCGGTACCGAGCTCGTCGACATCATGCTGGACGGCGCCGAGTGGACTTCGCTCGCGTTCAGCGCTGATGGCCACTGGTTAGCGGCCGGCGGCGGCGACGTGGTGCGCGTGATCAGCACCGAGACCTGGCGCGCCGTGGCGACGCTCAGTGGGCCCGGCATCCACGCGATCGCATGGGATCTGACGGGGCCCCGGCTGGCGACCGTCAGCGCACTTGGTGACGCGTCGATCTGGAACGTACCGGCCGGCACCCGCGCGCGGCACCTGCGCGACGTTGGACCGCCGATCGAAGCCGTGGCGACGTCGCCTGACGGGCGGTTCGTGGCGCTGGGCGGACGCGACGGATCGGAGCAGGTGTTCGACGCGGTCACGGGAAAGCTGATGAGCACCGGCCGCATGCGGGATCGCATCCTGTCGCTCCGGTTCGACGCGCGATCGCAGATCATCGCGATCGCAGGAGCGGACGGAACTGCGGAAGTGATCGAGGCATCGACCGGACAGCCGATCGCCGTGCTCAGCGGTCCGGCCGCCATCCTCCGCATGGTGAGCTTCGATCCAGACGGCCGGCGTGTGGTCGGCGCGTCGTGGGACGGCACGGCGCGGATCTGGGACGCGCGCGCGCCGTATCAGCGCCAGCTCGGCGCACCGATCGCCGCAGGTTGCGGCCTGGTCGGCGGCGCCTCCCCGGACTCCCGCGTCGTCGCGATCGCCTGCCCCGGCTATCGGACCCGCATCGCAGATACTGGCGCCGGGATCGCGCTCGCCGATCTGCCCCCCGTGTCCGCGCCGGCTGGATTCGATCCGGTGTTCCCGGCCGTGTCATCCGACGGATCGCTGGTCGCGATCGCGCGCGGCAACGCCGCGGAGCTTCGCGTGCTGCCCGGTGGCATGACCGTTCGCGTCGCGATGCACGGTGCGCCGGTCACCGCGATCGGGCTCGGTGCCGGCGACGCCGCCGGCGCGATGGTGAGCGGCGGCGCGGACGGCTCGGTGATGATCACGTTTCCCGGAGCAGACCAGGTCGAGCTCGATCCGGCCACCGCCGGGATCGACGCGATCGCCATGCTGGATCGCGATCGCGTGTTTGCCATCGATGCCCGTGGCCACGCGCGGCTGCTCGATCGCAGCGGCGTGCTCGCTGATCTCTCCATGCCGGCCAGGATCCGGATGCTCCGACCATCGCCCGACGTACGTGCGGTGCTGGCGGTGCCGAGCTCGAGCGGACCAGTGGCGCCCGCTCAACTGATCGACCTTGATCGCCGCGCCGTGATTGCCACGCTCGCTGCCCCGCCGATCTTCGCGGCTCGGTGGGTCAAAGGCGGTCGCGCGATCCTAACCGCCCACGCAGACGGCACGGCGCGGATCTGGGGGGCCGATGGCACGCTCAGCCGCACGTTCCACGGCGGGACGCAGTTCCTCGCCGACGCCGATGCCGACGACTCGATCGTGGCCGGCGGAGGAGGAGACGGCACGATCCGCTTCTGGGACATCCGATCGGGTCGTCTCCTGTGGTCTGCGCCTGACCTCGCTGATCAGGTGCTCGGCGTCCGGATTGACGGAAACGACGTTGTAACACGCGGATCTGACGGCTCAATTTCTCGGTGTAGCTTGACTACGGCAGGATTCGAAGTAGCGCGGTAGGGTAGGGTAAATGATGAAGCAAAAACCGAAACAAAAACTAGCACTTCGACACGAAACCATCCGCCAGCTGGAGGCGCTCGACCTGCGCCGCGCCGTCGGTGGTGACGGCGCGCCGCTGGCGTTCGACACCGGGCAGATCCACTGTGGGACGAGCGTCGCGGCAGCGACGGCCGGCGGAGGGTGAGGCATCGACCGATCTAAATTCGCCATGCGAAACTTGTTGACATTTCGCATGGCGAATTTAGATTAAGGGAATGACGAACACGAACGCCGGTACCACCGTAAATGAGTCCACGATTGCCCGCGTAGCGAAGTACATCGCCCAACCGTACGGCGCCCTTTGGGCGTCCATCGCCCACGATCTCGTCGGGGCCCGTCTCTCCGAGGTCGCAGCCGAGCTTATGGATTCCGCCGAGGGCGATCCCGACCCCGATGTCAGCGCGACCTGGCGCGCCTGCGCGTTCGTGTTAGCCGAGGATGCGCGTCAGGCGGCTCCGACGCAACCCGTGGCGCGCGGGCTGGCTGACGTTGCGCAGATCGTCGGCGAGGTCAGCGTGGTCGCCGGCGCGGCACGCTGGGCCGCCGGTGCAGTCGCACTCCACGTCCGCCGCGCCCTCGACCGGCGCCGCCAGGAGCAACTCGCCGGTATCGAGCCGAGCTCGCTGATCGAGCTTGACGAAGTTCCCACGGCTGGCAAGCAGGTGTCGCGATGATCGCCGTCGACGCCGCGCGTGGCATGCACGTCGGAGAATTGCGCCGTCTCCGCGATGACCCGGTCGCGCGCCGACAGGTCGAGCTCCGTGATGCCGGAACGGACATCGTGCTCGGCGTGCTCGACGGACTTGGCTACCGCTACAGTGGCACCGGCGGCTGGCACATCACCGCGTACGCCACGCCCGAGCATATGCTCGGGCTCGTGAATATCGCCAAGGGGATCGCGGTGCTCACGTCCGTGCCACTTGATTCGCACATCGTCGAGGCGTTGACCGTACCGGCTCAGGCCACCGGACCGCAGGTGAGTGGCGCCGCGGCGTGGACATCGCCCGACGCCGGCGAGGGGCACCGGGCGAGCGCTCCCGAGGGATGGGTGCAGCTGTTCGTCGACGTGAGAGCCTCAGCTCGTGGGGAGCCCTACACCGCCGCGCGGCGAACGCCGGCGCCGCGGATCACCTGCCGGGCTCGCGTCGTGCGATGGGGGCTGGCCACGTGCTACGAGGGCCGGCCCGGCGACCCTGGGCCGCGGTCCCTTGCGCCGCGGGAAGGCGACGAGCTGGAGCCATTCGCCGACTGGCCACTGGACCGCGAGATCCGCCGGCGAATGGCCGCCGTAGCCGATGACCGCCTCCGCGCGCTGGCTAGGCGACTCGCCGTCGTCGCTGGAGTTGATCTGGAGCCGTACCTCGCGCGGCCGCACTCGCCGGGTCTGTCCAGTGCCTGGCGCGCGGCTGCGCTCCCATACCACCCGTTAGGATACGCCGGGGCGCGCGACGTCGCGACCTCGGTCACGTCCGCCGCGCCACATCGCCTGCTCCGCGAGCACGGCGTCACGTGGTGCGCAGCCTGGGAGACGAACCATGTGGCCGGGGCGAGCTACCACAGCCTGCTCGAGCAGCTACTGCGGCGCATCCTCGTGCAGCGCCTCGAGCCGATCGCCGCGGCGATCCGCGAACAGCTCGAACCGCTCAGCGACATGACGCCGGCGCCCGGCCAGCAGGAGCACATGCCGCTGCATGCGCTGCACGCCGCGATGGAGCCTGCGGTCGCCGCGTCGATCGATCCGATCGCCAAGCGGCTGCTCGGCTACTTCGACTTAGATACTAGGAAAATGACCAGGCCGGTGCGCGCCGAGCTGCTGGCGATCTACTACTCAGCCGGGCCGGTCGTTGTCGACATCCCGCACGACCAGTCCGGCCGGAGGGATTCGTGAGCTACGGGGCCCGCGTCGACGCGTTGCTTGACCGCCTCGGCGGCGACCTCACCGAGGCGGACTTTCGCGCGCTCGCGCTGGCCTGCATCGACCAGGCTGGCGTAGGCACGCGAGACCAGGATGCAATCCGTGGGATCCTGCAGGCGGATGCCTTCGCGCGGGATGCGATCGCCGCTCGGATCGCCGACCTCGATACTATTGATCCGGCGCCGGGCTGGGAGGACCGCGCGGTCGCCCGGGCGCGTCGCGAGGGCGTGCTGCGACCGGTCGCCACATGCGCGCTCTGCAGCCGCGATGACGGCCGCCACGAGCCGGGCTGCGAGGCGCCGCTGGTATGACTCGCCGAATCACACCATGGACGCTCTACGCGAGCGTCGAGCTCCCATCTCACTGGATCGGCACGGATAAGTCCAAAGCGCTCTATCAGTGGCCGCGGTCTGGCAAGTGGTCGCAGCGCGAGCTGTACTCCGGACACCTGCCCGACCTGTATCCGGTCGCCGCCGCACTCGCCCGCGGCACAGGGTGGCCAGGGGCCGGCGTTGGCCGGCGCCGATCGGCCGGCGATGTCTCCGGCACGAACCGCACGATCCGCATCCCTGACCGCGACTGGAAGGCGATCGGCGACATCGCCGAGCGGCAAGGACAGCAGACCAGCGAGACCGTGCGCGAGGCCATCAAGCTGGCGATCGCCCGCGGCAGTACGCGGTAATCACCGGGCCGGAACGTCGCGCCACCGCGCTATGCCGAGCAGCCGGGCACGAGCCAGCGAGGCCGGGCCCACGAAGCCATCGGTGACGAGCGGCGAGTTCGTCAGCCCGCGCCGGCTCGCCTCGGCGTTCAGCCATGTTTGCCGCGCGCGACCAATGTGAAGGTCCTCGTCGGCCGAGTAGTCGAGCGCCTCGGCCCCGCGCGCGTGGAGCGCTCCGTAGATGGCATCTCCCGGATCGCCGCGGCCGCGCGCGCTGGTATTGTCGCGATGGCCGAACACGCCGACGCAGTCCGGGCCCCCGAGGTTGTGCCGATGCCCGCCGTCGCTCACCTCCATGCGGAGCAGCGGCGCGTTGCGGTACGGCGCGCAATGGAACTGGAACGGGATGCCGATGGCGTCGCAGAGCCCGGCGGCGATGAGCGCCGTGGCGTCGATCGTCGCCTGGCGGATCGCGCCGTCCTTGGCCACGAACATCTCGATCCCGACGCTCCAATCGTTGCTGCCCTCGGCGTGGTAGGCGCACGTGTACGCCAGGTCGCATAGGCACACGACCGTGCCGGCGCTGTCGACGAGGGCCTGCGCCGCGCTCGAGGTCGGATCCGTGCGCCAGATGTCGGCGTATCGCGCCGCTTCGCCGCCGGGCCCCGCGCCGGGTACGACGTGCTGATCATCGCCGGTGACGCTGTGGATGATGACCTGGCGTACCCACAGCGTCTTGCGCGGCCGGTAGTCGCGGATGTCGAGGTACGCCCAGTCCGGACCGTTGCCGGGCGGCAGCCGCGGCGGGATCACGGTGACACCGGTGACGGGAACGATCAGGCCGGCAATGAGCAGGCCGCCGGAGGTCGTCATTTGCTGTCTCCGCAGAACACGATCTGCCCGTTCTGGATGAAGCCGTGAAACGCGCAGAAATGGCTCTCGTTGAGGTACTCGGGTAGCGCGCCGGCGGCGAGCGCGGCTTCGCGGCTCGCGTAGGTCGGGATCCTCCGGATGCTCGGCGACAGCGTCAGCGTCTCGAACGTGTCTCCGGTGCGCTGCCAGACCGCGCCGTTCTGCTGCCACCCCGGGGTCGGCGAGCCGTCGAACGCCGGGGAGAACGGGATCACGTGCGAGCAGCCCTCGTGTCCCTCAGGGCAGTCGAAGTGCACGCCGCGCGGTACGTCGTCACCTGCCGGCTGGCCGGCATACCGCCCGGTCACCCACCGCGGGTGGCAGTCGACCAGCCGCGTTAGGCGCTCGCTCACGGCTTGGCCAGCGCTGCGCGGACCGCGGCGTCCTTGGCCTCGAGCAGCTTCCTCAGCGCGACCGTGCGCTCCGGGTTGCGCGGCAACGGGAACTGCACGGGCGTTCCGGCCGGCATCTCACCGGCCGCAACGATGATCCGGGCGAGGTCGCCGAACGGCTTCGACACGGCCTGCAGCGCCGGCGGCAAGTGCTCGTAGGCGAAGAACTGGATGATGTGCTCGACGGGCTCCATCACGCCGCTCCGTCCGCCGGGTACTTCGCCAGCTCGGCCGCGTTCGCTGCCGCGGCCGCGGCATCGTCAGCCGCTTCGCCCGGGGCCAGCTTGTCGAGCTCGGCGATGATGTCGGCCGGCGAGAGCTGCGACGAAACACCGGCCTCGAGCGTGCGCAGGATGGCGTCGACGGTCTGCAGCGCGGTGGCCGCGCCGGCTCCGCCCACGCCGGTGAGCGACTGGACGAGCTCGAGCGCGCGAAGCACGGGCTCGCCGTACTTCGCGAGGTCAGCCTTGATGGTGTTGGTGAGGCTCATGTTACTTGCCCCCGGCGATGAAGGGCTTGACGCCGGCGATCAGCTGGCCGAGCGCGGCCTGCATGCTCGCGAGCGACTGGTCGTCTTTGGCGATCCATGCCGCGGCGATGGCGCGATACACGAGCGCGAACAGCGGATCGATCTTCGCCCGCTGGGCCTGGTACGACGCAAGCGCGGCGCCGGACGCGGCGACCTTCGCGGCACACTGGTCCTTCGTCTCAGCCGCGGGGTCGCAATGCGCGGTCAGGCCGAGCTCGTGGGCACGGTCATAGGCCAGGAAGCCATCGCGCGCGGAATCGGCAGCGATGAGCGCGGACCTGATCGTGGTCTCGCGCTGCGAAGCGCCGCACCCCATCACGGAGAACAGCGCGACGCCGGCGGCGGCCAGCATGAGCATCACCTGGGGGCGAGTGTACCCGGCCTGGCTGGACCTCGGCGGCGTGACCTGGGCGTCGGCGATGTGGAGCAGGCCGAGTACAGCCGTCGCGACCACGCCGCTCAGCGGCGTGCCGCCTATGTAGGCTTGCAGCGTCGTTCCGGCCACGCCGACGCCGGCCGTGATCCACGCGAGCCGCTTGCCTTGGGCGATCCAGTGCGTCGAGGCGTTGAGGCGCAGCAAGTAGCCGACCAGCACGTACATCAGCGTCAGGATGCCGACGAATGGCCCGTGGACGGCCAGGTAGCTGGCGATCGCGTCTGGCGTCGGCGGCGGAACGGCCGGGGCCTCACCGGTGGCGGCGCGCGCCACGCCGAGCATCCATGGGACGGTGATGAGCACCAGGGCGCCTGCGATGCAGTGCATGGCGAGTCGGATTGCAAATCGTATCGATTTCATGGTCTTTCCTTGAGCTGGTTCGGTGTCCTGAGCTGGTCGAGCTGGCCTTGGAGGCGATCGACCTGACGGCTAAGGGTCTGGATCTCGTCGGTGACGTGCTGCTCGTCGCCGCCGCGGTGGTAGAGGAAGGCAGCGGCCGCGAGCACTGCCACGACGGTGCCGCGCAGGGCCCAGCTGGCGGCCTGGCGCGCGGGGCCCACGACCTGGGCGTGAGCCGCGACGGTCTCACCGATCTGGCCGACCGTGCCTCCGAGTAGCTGGACCGTGGTCCCGAGCTCGCGGTGCTGCTTGAGCAGGCGCCGCTCGAGACGTCGGATCACCGCGCTGAGCTCCATCGGCATGACCGGAGCGCTCGGGTCCCGGTCGCTGCGATGGATCGCGTCCCAGTCCCGTCGGGTCGCGACGAGTGGCTCGTCATAGGGCGACGCCGTGTCGTCGCCGTCGTCGGCTTCAGGCAGTTCGTTCTGGGCCGCGACCACGGGGATGCCGCGGGGCCAGGTCCGCATGTGCCTCCGACGCTCCGCGTCGGTCGGCAGCCGCCTGGTCGGGTGGTCTGGGTCATCCGGATCGTCCACTCCGGACAGGTTCGCCGGGGCTGATGAAACGGTCGAGTCGGCGGACTTGCTCCGCAGCCCGGCGCTATCATGTCTCGGAGGTGCCTGCCCTGCGGTGCAGGAGCGCGATGCGGTCGATCACGTTTGGCGACCCCGGTCACCGGTCCGAACCGATCCGGAGCACTCCGGATACGCCGGGCGGTCTCGCCACGCGCGCCGGCGCCCGCCCTGGTTACATCCAGCCCACCCCCGTCACGAGACGCGCCGGCCGCGCCGCTCGCCATCGGCCGCAGCGATCGCGGCGTCGAGCGCATCCTGCTCGATGAGCAGCGCCCTGACGTGCGCCCGGCCCGAGGTCAAGCACAGAAACCGCGGCAGCAACCGGCGCGTCTCCGCGCACGCTCGGCAGTGCTCCGCCTCGACGTCTATGATCTCAGCAGCGCAATCCTTGCACCGGCGGGTGAGCGGTCGCGACCTTGCAGTGGCCAGTCAGTCGTCCTGCTCCATGGCCCGCTGATCGTACAGCTGTCGGGAGCGGCGCGGTTCCCTATTGCGTAGGTGAGAGGAATCACGCACCGTCGCACGCCGCGCCGCCCTCCCGACCTTTGCATCGTGGCATTACGGCTCGGGGTGTCCACTCCGGAAGATCTGTCTCACCGCGCGCATTGCGTGAGGTCACAGATTTTGTTGTAGTGCGCTACGGCGCTATGTCGCCTTACAACATGACGGTCTTCCCTGGCCGTCCTCACAAGAAAGGTATCGATAGATGAGGAATCAGTATTTTGCGTTGTTGATGTGCTGTGCCGTGACGTCTGCGTGCGAGCTATCGGACCGCCCGGACGATCGGTCGTCGCAGGCGCAAGCGGTCCTGGCCGCGCCGACCACGATCGCGCCCACGAGCGGGTATGGTGACCCCGGTTCCGTCACGACGGTCGACGCCGCGGGCAACGTGAACTGGGTCGGCGGCAACTGGCACGTCCCGCTTCCGGTGTCCGTCGGCGACGTGATCGGTTCGGTCTCGGCGATCGTCCGTGACAACGGCGCAGCGAACGGCCACACCGCGGACGGCAACGTCATCGTGATGCAGCTGATCTCGCACACGTCGTTAGGCGACAACGCCCGGGCTACGATCATCAGTTCGGGCAGCGGGTCGCAGCAGACGTTGACGCTCGCTCCGAGCGGAGGATACCGCGTGCAGAGCGGTGAGGATATGCTCGTGATGTTAGTTGGCTTCCGGGCCCTCGTGCCGTCAATGGCCGGCCTCGTCACCGTGTCACCGCTCGCACCGAGTGGCACAGCGACAATCGGGACGTTAATCCTGTCATCGGGTGGCGTAGCCCTGAAGCCGGCGGGCGTTACATTCGTCGGGGATGCAGCAGGTTCGGTGTCCTGGACTGGAGGCGCGTGGAGCGTCCAGATCCCGTGCAACTTCGGTGACACGATCGATCAGCTTACGACCATCGTAATAGATGGTATCAGTAGCCCGATCACTGCGAGCGTTGTGGTGGTAGGTCAGAGCGGAGGTCCAGTAGCCCCTGGAGGCGTTCCTCCGTTGAGAACGATCGCGACCCTCACGACGGCTGGGGACGGTAAGTCCCATCCAGTCGTATTCACGCCGGGTTATGTCGTGCAACCCGGTGAAGGCATAATAGAAACATTCACCCCTACCGCGCCATCTATACAGTCTTCTGTAGGCCAAATACTGATGACCAAGAACTAGATCGATCAGTTATTCTTTGCGATTAGCCTCCATAGGCTTGAGGTACCGTCATATAAGAACGTAAAGGCAACGTGGGTAATCATTGTCAGCGAAGCTAGTGAAGGGTTAAATAAGCGGTTAGCTGCCAAGCTATTAGAGTCGTTGTGCGTAAACGTGACCGTATCCCCGGTCTCGTTGTAAATGATTAGAATCCTCCCGTCGGATGGCGCGCTGGGTGCTGCAATACCGGTCACTACTGGTGCACCGCCGGAAGCATTTGTGAACCGAATGATCACAGATGTCGAAAGTCCTGTAGGGTTGTAATTATTATTGTTTCCGGTGGATAGCGCGGCCGGAGATATACTTGTGTACGATAGAGCACCGCCTACACCACCGCTAAATGTAGCGCGACCGCTAACGGCAAGTGTACCGCTGACGATTTCATTTCCTCCGACGGTCAGGTTTCGCGTTACCGTAGCATCGCTACTCCGTTTTGTAGTTGCTTGGTGATTCAGCGTCTGCGTACCAGTGCCATTACTCGTGATGTCAATGGCAATTCCAGCGAATGCATTTGAATCCGATGATATCGCCAACTTTAAGTTGTTCGCGTCGACCTTGATTACCCAGTAGTCCGTACCGGCTGTCAGCCCTCCGGGCAGCGCTCCGCCGCTATTCGAGGTCCGCACGGGACCGTCGCCGGTCTCGAGACCGTGCGCCGTCTTCGTCAGCTGGTCGGTCGTACTGTCAGCCGTGAAGGTGAAGTCGGTGAATGCGAGGAGCTGCCCGCCGATCGTGATCGCCCCAGCTACTACGGCCGCTGCATCGCAGGTCAGCGTGTTTGCGACCTCCAGCGTACCCGCGATGCTGTGGTTGCCCGATAGCGCGCCATCGTTTAGGTACTGAGCCCATAGGAAGTTCTCGTGAAATAACGAGTTGACCCGGCCAGCGCTCGCTGGCGTTCCGGATTGGAAGCCTCCGTCGCGCTCTCCACTGGTGGGTACGACAAGATTCGCCCCTCCGACATCGGCCCAGCGCACGTTCGCAATTGTCGGCTTAGTGCTCATATCCTCAAAGCTCCTGATCTGCGGCGTTGAACCACACCGCGGTGTCCCAGACGCCCGCCGTGTCCCAGTACAACGTTCTCGCCGGGTCTTGCCCGGTCCACTCGACGATGCGGCGCACACCGTCGCTGGTCGCGCGCAGCACGAGCTCGACGAGCACGGCCGCGACCGCATCGGACAGCGCGATGCCGTCGACACGCAGCACGGATGCCGCGACGCCGGTGATCACCGTGGTGATGGTGCCGGCGTCTCCGATGACGAGCCGGGCGACCTTCTGCACGTCGTTGACCGATCCGTTGCTCTTGTTCGCCGAGATCTGCGCGCGCACGTATCGGCGGTAGATCTCGTCATCGCTCACGCCATCGCGCGCGCGGCCCACGATGACCCCGATCACGTCGAGCTGCACCCCGACCGCCGTGTCCACGTTGCGCTGCGTCAGCACGGCGAGCATCGCCGCCGCGAGGTCGTTGGCCGGCGCGAGTAGCGCCGTGATCGCCTTCTCGGTGTTCGTCAGGTGCGCGGGGTCGGTGCTCCGGTACATGCTCGGCAGCCGCGACAGGGCCCGCGCCACGTAGTCGCGCGGGGGTAGCGTGCTCGTGATGGCCACGGCCGCGGTCGGCAACACCACCACCGGGGCGCTGTCGGCCGGCGCCGCCCAGCGCAGGGCCGCGGCCGAGCCGGCGATCGCGGGCGCGCTCGGCTGTTGCTCCTCGATCACGGGACCCCGGTGCTCGTCGCCACGGCCACGCGGCTTGTGTCGTACACGGCACGCTCGAACAACGAGATGGGGATCGTCGTCGACAACGACGGCGATGCCGTGGTGCCGATCAGCGGCAGCGCGACGTCGAGCACGCCGGAAACCGTGAAGACCTGCGCCGATACCCGCGCCGCCACCACGTTGGTGCCGTCATCGAGCGCGTTGCCGCTCGTGGCGATCGCCGCGGCGATCTGCGCTGCGCCGTCGACCGGAAACGCGCTCGGATCCACTACGACGGTTACCGAGACCCAGACCGGGATCTCCGTCACCCGCGAGAATGCCATGGTCTGCGGCGTTCCCTCGCTGTCAAGCGCCGTGCCGATCACCGTCCCGAACGTCCTGATCCCGTCCGCGACGTTGTCGAGCAGCGCGTCCCAGATGTCCTGGTCCGCGCCGCCTTTCACCATCGCCAGCACGGAGTGCGGCGGGATCCCGTTCGCGTCGGTGCCGTCGGTGACGTTGCTGAACACGGTGCAGCTCGTGACCGGCGTCGGGCCGTCGGTCAGCCCGAGCAGCGCCGCGCGGATCGCTCCCTTCGTGGACGTGCCGGGCTGCTCGAGCTCGATCTCGCGTAGGGCGCGCAGCTGGGCATTGGTCATCACCGGCGAGCCGACCGCGGCGTCCAGGATGTTGATGACCCCCGACCACCCGCCGACCGGTGTGTCGATGCTGACGATGTCGCCGCTCACCGCGACGATCGGTCCGGACACCGTAGCGCGCGTCAGCACGTCGACGAAGCCGGTCCCGGCTCCGAGGAAGCGCCACGTCGCGCCGCCGTCGGTGATGTCCACGCCGCGCGTCGTACCGCTCGGCCCCCCGCTCGGCGCCGACGGCCCGCCGACGGTGCAGAGGTAGATGTTGCCGGCGTTGGTGCGCTTATCACCGGCCACGTAGACCGTCGAGCCGAGCCAGGCCGTGGCCGCGGCGATGACCTGGTCGCCGGCGTCCTGGGTCGTGAACTGCTGCCCGGTGCTCGAGGTCGACGCCAGGGAGCCGGCCGTGATTGGCGTGGTCGGCGTGCCGGTGAGCGTCAGCGTGACGCTGCTGAACGTCGCCGCGCGGCGCTTCGTGCCGGTCAGCGCGCAGATCGCATCGAGCGCGGCGTCGAGCGCCTTGTTCGGGTCCTGGCTCGAGACGATCGCCTCGAGGAGCTCGTTCAACAGCGCGAACAGCTCCGCCACGATGCCGATCTGCTGGCCGTCCGGGGAGCGGTCCGAGACGTCCATCGAAGCCCCGAAGAAGCCCCGCCACTTCGCGTTGATCTGGTCGCGGACGTCTGCGAGCGTGGCGATCTGCAGTCCCTGGGTAGTCAGCGCCGGTATGGGCACCACATCATCGTCGGTGTCGCGACGGTAACGGTCGAATCGGTGCTGGCCGCCGGCCGATGTCAGGATCGTCAGGGCCTCGGATTATGGTGGGCGTACATGAGCACGCGCTGGCACATCCACTGCCTCCGCTGCGCTGAGTCGCGCACGATCACTGGCGCCGGCAACGCGGCCCTGACCCGGCCACGTATCAGCGAGCTCGCCGCCGCCGGCAACGGCGATGCGGTGTGGCTGGCGCAACACGCGGCGCATCGGCTCGTGCCGGTCACCGAGTACGGGGCGGTTGTCGCCTGCTGATCGGCTGCTCACGCTGCGCCGCTGGTCACCCGATCGGCGTGTTCGCGGTAGGCGACCAGGTGGTTCTCGTCTCGAGCCGGCCCCGAGCCGACGGCCTTCAGCCCGGCACAAAAGGCACCGTGGTATCGTGGTCAATCCTGGCCGGCGCACAACACCAGGAGGTGCGCGTGCGGCGCAAGCGCGGCCAGGTTGCCGCGTTCGCCCCGTGCGAGCTCGCGCCAGCTGCCGCGCCAGCGACCAAGTCGATGTCGGACTACCGCGCGATGTCGCGCGAGGAGTTCAGGGCGCGGTTGCGCGAGCGCCGCGTGGTCGTGCATGTGCTGTCCGATGCAGAAGCCGCTCTCGCCGAGCGCAGCGCCCGGCGGATCCAGGCACGCCGATAGCCACCCTTGCGGGCCCCTCTTACCGCCCGGACATCGCTGCAGCGCGCCGGGTTGACGGTCTCGTAGGCCAGGTTCGATCGGCAGCCCACACGCTCTGGGTGGACCGTCTTGCTGGCGAGGGCTACGACGTTGGCCTTGCGGCCCAATATGGCGTACCCCGCCGCGTCGGGGTCAGAGAGGCTCATGAAGCTTGCAAGTCGGCATTGAACCGAGGTGGTGCGGCCACCGAGTCATGAGTATCCGTTGCGCGGGCAGGATTTGAACCTGCGACCTCCGGGTTATGAGCCCGGTGAGCTACCTGGCTGCTCCACCGCACGCAGCAACCATGCCCTACGGGGATTCGCGCGTCAAGGATCGCCTCGCCCGGCTCTCAGCATCGATAACGGCACAGCATCGAGCCTCAGGCGCGGGCGATCGTCCTGGATCGGCAGGCCGGTCCCGTCGCTGAATAGCGCGCTCTGAAACTGGAAGTCGATCCGCCGCGCTACCTTCGCGCCGCGCCGCCAGCGCCGGGTCATGCGTCTGCTCTGCTTGAGCTCCTCGCGGCACTTCGCGAACGCGGCCGGCGACCAGTCCGAGCCGATACCGTCCCAGTCCGGACCGAACCAGAGATCGAGATCCTCGCGCTCAACCAGCACACGGATGTCGAGGTCGCCGGGCTCATCGGCAGTCAGGTACGAGCCGACCAGGTAGACCGGGCCGCCGTACGCGAAGGCGATGTGGTTGGCCTGGCCACGAAACGCGGCCGCGAACGACTCGGCGCGCTCACGCGGCGTCGGAGCTGCCGGCGAAGCGTCGGTACCGATCATGTTCCGGGCACGATCTGCACCTGGCCGTCGCCGAACCTGGTGATGATCGTCGCGCTCACGGTCAGGTTGCGTGTCGTGCCGTCAAAGCTTGACTTGAACTCCGCGACGTCGAGCACGCCGGGCACCGCGAGCGCCTCGCCGCGCAGGACCCGGGCGATCTTCGCGGCGTCGTAGGGCTGCCCGAGGATGGCGTCCTGCTCGGTAACCACGCCGTCCTCGGTCTCGAGCCACGGCGTGCCCAGGTCGCGATTGAGGAACCACTCGTCGCGCCACAGGAGCCACGCCGTGCGCACCAAGATGAGCACGGCCTCGAGGCCGCTGGCCTTGCGCAGCGGCACGATGAGGTCGTTGTTCTGGTCGCGCGCGAACACGACCGGATCGGTTGATAGCGCGGTGGTCGCGGGCATCAGAGAACCTTGACCTTCTGCGAGGTGTAGCTGGCGACCGCGGCGTTGAAGCTGTTGAGCGCCGCGGTGATCGCGCTGCCCGCCGCCGTCCCTCCGGTCGGGATGCCGCTGACCGCTGACGCGATGGCGGTTACAAGTGTGGTCAGCTGCGATAGGAAAGCGTTGCCGAGCAACACGGGTTCCGTGGCCGGCGAGCCGCCTAGGTTGAGCACGTCTTGGTCGTCGACCTCGGCGAACGTGCCAGCGGGGTCGTCGCCATCGAAGAACAGCCCGGTGATCGCGATCCCGTCAGCCTCGTGGTGGTGCCGGTCATCGTCCGGGTCAACCACGTCGTCAACCGACTTCAGCTTCGCGATGCTCGACGACGAGAACACGACGAGGCAGCGGTCGCCGACGCGCACCGGGTACTTGAACCGCTCGATGCCGCTGCCGATCCGCATTACCGGGACGTCGGTCAGCGGCGCGATCACCGTGGTCTGGCGCTCGCCGTCGCCGTCGACGTGCGCATCCATGACCAGGAGCTACACCGTAGCGCGCCGGGTCGCCTTGTCGTAGGACTCGATCCGGCCGGGCAGAGCGGCGCGGAGCCCATCGAGCCGGTCATCGAGCGCGGCGTCGATTACCTCGTTGAGTAGCGGCGTCAGCGAGTCGCTCATACCGATCTTCCTTCGATGTGAGTGGTCCACTCCGCTCCCCAGAAGTCTCCCTCGTGGGTCACGGCATCAATACGAAACGTGCCGTTGATGGATTGGGTCCGCACTTCGATGCGCTCGCCTGGCGTGAGCTCGGGGAATAATGTGTGCTTGATCTTGAGCTTCGGGACCTTGAGCTCACGGCCCTTGCCAGTTCGGCGGCCTCGCTTGCGCGGCGCGCGGATCTTCGGCGGGTCAATCGTCGGAGCGCCGATGATGCCGCCATCGGGCGGCGACGACAGCACGCGCCGCACGCCCGGAACGACGTCGTCGTAGCGCATGATCTGCATGCGGCCGTCCTGAAACGACCAGTCCATGCCGAACTGCGCCAAGATGCGCGTCAGCTCGTCGGCGACCCAGCCCGTGACGACCTCGCCCGTGGAGAGGCGCGTCTGCAGCTCGGACAGCCCGCTGAGGTCAGGAAGCGCTGTGCCGAACTTTTTGCACAGGTCGCTGACGATCGTCGTGACCGGGATGCCCTTGGCGTAGCTGCGGTTATGCCGGGCCTCGGCATAGGCCCGCGCCCCATCGCCGAGCTGGAGCTTGGTCTCCCATTCGGTGCCGGTGTGCTCGTTACTGGCGAAGCGGCAATCGCCGATGAACAGCAGCCGAGGCGTGTTGTCGTATCCGGCCTCGATCCGCACCTTCGACGGCCCCCCCACGATGTTCTCGCGTGATACCTGGTTCAGGTTGATGAGCGTGAGCTCGGCCTGGTTCGGGGTCTTCTGCAGGTGCTTCTCGATCTTGAACTTGATGCCCTGCGGCTGCGTGATCTCGTCGATGGTCTCGAGCTCCTCGAAAAACGACCGGTTGAGGCCTTCGATGTCGATGAGCTCGGGCGCGCGGATCACGGTGAGCTTGTAGACCCGGTCGAGCTCGACGCTCATGGTTGCTCCATGATGATCGCGTCGGCCGCTGTGAGGTGCACCATGACGACCCGGCCCCCCAGGTCGTTGAGGCCGGCCTCGACGCCGCTGCTGTCGTTGTCGATCAGGAACAGCCCAGCGGTGAACAGCGGGTTCAGGTACGTCGAGCCGAGCCGCACGCCCAACACGAGCTTGATTCCGAAGGCGATCGGTGTCGTCCCGTCCCGCTCCCACACGTCGAGGTACCACGCCAGGTCGTCGCTGTTCCAGCGCGCGCGCATCACATACGGCTCGGTGTCGAGCGTGATCGCGATCAGCTGCAGCGGGTCGCCGGGGACGAATGGGACGATGGTCGGCATCGTTTATTGCCCTGGAAACGTCGGCGGGAAGTTGCGCTGGAAGCGCTGTAGGTCCTCGTTGCTGATCGAGTTGTCGATTGTGTCAGGTAGCGACTGCTGGAAGCGTTTTAGGTTGAGCCCGGCCGGCAAGTTGTTCACCTCCGACGTCGGGATCGGCGCGCCGACTCGTGCCTGGCGCGCCTGCTCGCGCAGGTCGTCGGTCATCTCTGTGCGGCGTTGTCCGGTAAACTTTTCGCCGGTTGTCAGGTCGGTGTACTCTGTCCATGGCATGGCCGGGTCCTTCTTGCCAAGAACGATGGCCTCGTCCTTGGACAACCCTGGTGGCCGGTTGTATCTGACCTCAACCTGAGTAACTACTCCAACAAATCTCCCCTTGGCGATGTCGTGTTTCCATTCGACGACGGCATCGGCGACGGCGGCCTTACCGATCGCCGCCTTCGCCTTCGCTTGTCCGCCGGCTCCGGCCATCGAGGTCCGGACGCGGACCTTGGTGCGCGTGTTCGTGATGACCACGACCTTGCGGAACTTCGCGGTAAAAAACAGCGCGCCTGGTCGCTGCTTCTTGGGATCTGGGTCGCTGCGGCCGGGGGACTTGTCCTTGTTCACCGGTACGGTCAGGTCGATGAAGGCCATCGAAGTGAACGTCCCCAGGGTCGTCTCGATGCGCACGGGCCGCCGGGCCGCCTTGAGCTCGCGGAGCCGCTGTAGAGCTTCGGCGGAGGGAAGCGCCGTGCTGGTCGTGCCGTCCGGTCCCGTCTCGGGCTGCCGCGTCGGATCGGTGGCAACGTCGCCGATCGGCGTGTCCGAGACGATGCACTCGAGCGTGACCTCGTCGGGAAGCTCGCGGATGTGGTCGGTGAAGTCGACGCCTTTCTCGACGGGGAACTTCGTGGCTTCTCCGGGAAAGCTGAACTCCTCGGACAAGGCGAGGTCCATCAGGTAGCTCGGCAGTGGCGGAGGCCCGCCGATGCGTACGAGGCTCATCCGTACACGTCCATGGTCTGGCGCAACACGCCGCCGAGCTCCTCGTGGAAGACCTTGCGTACCTGGTCGCCGACCGCCACCGGGTCGGCGTTCGGGCTGTGCACGTTGATGTCGCCGACGTTGATGTTCATGGCGGTCGGTCCGCGTTGTCCGCCGCCGATGCTGCCTTGCGGAAGCCGCGGAGCATCGAGGTCGTCGGGCAGGTTGTACTTCTTGTTGAACTCCTCGGGAGGTAGCTCAGTCGAGTCCTGGAGCATCTCGGCGTGCTCGCCGGATGGCAGCACGGCGGCGCCGGTTATTACCTTGCCCGCCACACCAGGTAGGTCGGCGACTGCCTTCACCAGAGCGATCAGGCCATGAATCACTGGCAGGTTGGCTACGAAATCAAACGCCGCCGAGAACCCGCTTTTGATCGCCTCCCATGCCGTTCGCGCAGCTCCGGCGATCGCATCGAAGGCATCGTGAAACGCCTTCTTCACCTTCTCGGGGTGCTGCATCACCCAGCGAATGGCATAGACGAGCGCGGTCAGCGCCAGCACGATGAGCGTGATCGGATTTGTCGCGAAGGCGATCGCCGACTGGATCGCGAACACGCCGAGCACGATGCCGAGCGCGATGAGCAGCGACTTCACGAGCTCGCCGCCGTCCACGAACTGGCTCATCCAGTCGAGTAGCTCGCCGCCTTGCTCGACGACGAAGTCGATCGCTATGGCAAGGCCATCGAACGCATCGCCAAGCCATTCACCGATGGCCTTGCCGACACGCTCGATCGTCTCCTGGTTTTTGTCGAGCCACTCGTTGAAGCGCCCGACGGCCTCGGTGATGCGCTCGAACAGCGGCACGCCGACCTTGCCGAGCGCGATCTGCAGCTTGTCCTTGAGCGTCGAGGTGACTCCCGAGAAGCTCTGCCCGAACGCCTGGGCGGCGTCCTTGAACGCCTCGCTGCCGAGGGCTTTCTTCACGACGGCCAGGCGCCCCTTGGCGTCGAGTTCGCGGAACTGATCCTCGGTCATGTGCACCATGCCGAGGAGCTGCTTCACGAACATCATCCGGTTCGAGACGTTGCCCTGCAGCATCTCGGAGATCTCGAGGGCTGCGTAGCCGGCGCCGCGACCGCCCGCGAGCACCTTGGCGGCGATCACGCCTTGCTCGGTGATCTGCTTCAGGTCCTCGAGCTTGCCGCCGGTGTTGAACGTGGCCGCCGCGAGGCCCTTGCCGAACTCGAGGATCTCCGCGGTAGTGACCGGCGTCTGCGTCGAGAACTTCTGCCACTCAGCGTAGAGCTCCTTGGCCTGACCTGTCGCATGTTCGAAGCTTCCGCCGAGCTGGCCCTCGATCATCGCCGCAAGCGAGATCGTCGAGTCTTGGACCTCCTGGTTGAACTTGACGAGGTGCTCGTAGCCGAAGTCGGCAGCGAGGTAGGTCAGGTACCCCTTGATGGCGGCGCCTGCGGCGTCGAAGGAATGCGCGGCCTGGTCGCCGGCGCGCGCCGCGGCGTTGCCAGCTCCCGCCGCGGCTGGTGCGACCCCGCCGAGCAGCTTGCTCAGGGTCCCGGCCCCCGCGCTGAGCTGGCCGAGCGCGGCCTGCGCCTGGCCCATCTGTCCCGTGCCCTGCGCCCACTGCGCCGTGTTGACCCGGAGCCCAAGCGTCGCGAACAGCGCTGCGATTTCTCCGCCGTCAGCCACCGCTGCGCTCCTTGCGCCGCTTCTCGGCGCGCTCACGGGTCTCGTCGCGCGCGTCGAGCAGGAGGTTCAAGAGGTCGACCTCGTTGAGCGACATGGCCTTGACGTTGGTCCATGCCTGCGCCGGGTCATCCGACTCCAGCACGAGGCGGTACCCTAGCCAGTAGCGCTCGTGCTCTGGCTGGAGTCCTCGGAGGGCGAGATCTTCGCCATCAGCGCCTTGGGGTCGAACCCGATCAGGCCGAGTCCGTCCAAAAAACCCGAGAACGACACCTCCAGCGCGAGCGTGACGGCGGGGAAGATGTACTTCTGCCGACCCGTGAACGCGTTGTTCAGCGCGTCCTTGCCCTTCAGGTCGTACGTCCCGGCGCCATCGCCACGCGCGATGAGCGTCGTCCTCTTGAGGAGCCGCTCGAGGTACGACGTGAGCTTGCCGCTCATCAGCTCGCGCGCGAACATCGCCAGCGCGTCGCCGACCATGACGCGGCCGCGCTGAGCCGCCCCGCCCGCCGGTGCGACGATTGCCGTCATGTCGGCGAGCAGGTCGGTTGCGTCGCAGAACAGCAGCTCGGTGGAGATGATTTCCACGGAGCCGTCGTCGGAGCGCCAGGTTTTCTGGCCGGCGGTCGTTCCCATGTTCTTCGCCGCGCTCACTGGTCACCTCCGGCCTGCATCACCATCTGGTCGGTGATGAAGGTCCATTCCATACCGATGATCTTGTTGCCGCGCTTGACGGGCGCGTGCTTCTGGATCGCCGTGTTCACGCCAATGACGAGCGTGCCGTCGTTGAGATCCTCGAGCTGAAACGGCGCGATGACGCGTGCGTTGTGCGCGATGGATAGCTCGCGGTTTGTCGGCGACTCCTGCGATAGCGTGATCTTGAACGTCCCGCTCTCGTTGGCGTTGAACACGAACGTCGCGAAGCCCTGACTTCCGACGTGCAGATCCACTGCGTTCTCTTGGCGCTCGGCGCCCGCGAACTCGCCATCCATCACGCCCTGCATGCGGATCGGCCCCCAGCTCGAGGCCGTCTGCTTTGGATCGAAGGTTGGCATCTGCGGGCGCTCCTAGAAGGTGAGGTTGACGTCGACGGGAATGACTGTGTGGATCGCACCCGCAAAGGACCCGCTCACCACGAGGCCGGGCAGGTTTCGGTTGTCGAGGTCGGCCTGCGGAATGTCGTCGAAGGCCGGCACTGTCACCGTTGCCCCGGCGCGCAGCACGCCCTGCGTGATGGACTGCGCCACGAATCCGCGCGCGGCCTGCGCTAGCTGCGAGGCCCCCTCCGGCGTCTGGGGCACGATGTCATTGCCGACCAGCACGCCGAGGAGTGCCTTCTGCAGCCCGTCCGACAGGAAGTCGGCGTTGCGGCGGATGTCGATGAACTTGTAGACCGCCGAGAAGACGAACGACTCCCAGAAGAACGGCCGGTCCGTCGCGACCTGCTCGTAGCTGTTCATGCGCCGGCCGCCGGGCGTACCAGGGATGCCGCGTAGCCTGACCTTATGCGAATCGGTCAGCGTGACGGGCGTGACGAGCTCGAGCGTCTTGAACTTCGCGGTCGCCTTGCCAGGGTCGGTCGGTAGCCAGCGCCCCATGATGCCGGCGGCTAGGAAGTTCGCCGGCGATGGGTGGTAGCATCCCATGCTCGCCGCGTACCCGGCCGACAGGCTCTGCGCGCCGACATCGGTGCCGCCGCTCACATCGGTCGTTACGCATGCCGAATCGCACGTGTCCCACGCGTAGGTGCGCCCGTTCACCTCCACCCACGCCTCAGCATCCTGAACATACGCCGAGCTATTGTAGTTCGTGAGCAGCGTGTACCAGCCCTGGTCGGCCTTGAGGATCGCGTCGAGGTCGGCGGTTAGCAGCACGTTGCTCGGCGATGCGTGGGTCTGCGCGATGCTCATGACGTCTGGGTCGTCGATGGAGAGCGATGCCCACGACGTTCCGGCCGTCGCCACCGCGCGGAGCTTGTCGGTCTGCCCGGCCCCAGCGATCTGCGACACCGTGAAGTTCGAGCCCAGCACCGTGGCGAGTCCGGCCACGAGCTGCGCGATGATGACGTCGTTGACGCCGCGCTGGAGCGTGTGGGTTCCCGAGCCGGCCGCGGTGATGTCGATCGCGGTGTTCGCGAGCGCGTTGGCCTTCGAGGTCGCTAGCTTATAGCTGTTGACGTCGACGGCGATGATGAAGACGTTGGTGTCGACGGCGATCCCGGTGCCGGTCGGCAACGTGCCAGTGGTTGACAGCCTGAACGGCCCATCCCCCGTGGCCATGCCGTGGCCGGGCTCGGAGATGGTATCGGTCGCCGTGTTGACGTCGCCCACCGCGAACGGCAGATCGGCAAGCGCGAGGTAGCTCGCAACGCCATCGGCGAAGCCGCGGCCCTTGGCCGTGATCTCGTAGAGCTGACCGACCTGTACGGCCGAGATCCCGATGTCGTACTGCTGCAGCACCGTGCCCGCGGCGCGCCCAATCGCGATCAGTCGCGGGTGCGGCTGTTGCGCGAAGATCACCGCCGCGGCGCGCGCCTCCGGGCCATCGACCGGGAAGTCGGCGATGACCGCGGCGAGGGAGCTGTAGTAGCGGATCCGCTGCACGAACGACGCGGTGTGGCTCAGGATGAGCGGGATGCCGAAGCCCTGCCGCGCGAGCCCGGAGCTCTGGATCGTCAGGTTGATGACTACGTGGTCGGTCGCGGCGCCCATGAGGACAGGGTCGCCGTGGGGCGCGGGGCGGTCGAAAAGCGCTCATCGTGTCGAGGCGGTGCGGTATGGTGGAGCGAATGGATCCCAAGCTCCGTGCACTTCACTACCGAGCGCTCGCGATCGGCGAACGCGTCGACCACTTCGTCAAGATTCTGCTCGATGACCGAATGCCGAACCGCGTACCCGGCAAGCCGGTACCACAAGAAATCGTGGTCGCCGTCACCGGCCAGGCGCTGCTCATGGCGCTACTAGAGCGAGAAGATGATCAGCTTAGGCTTGCCATGGAGGCGCATAACCGATAAAAGCCAGCCCGATAAAAAAGCCCGGCACGGCGTCAGCGGTCCGGGGTATCGTGGCTGGAATGCAACCACGTATGCTCGCAAAGCTCCTGGTGACGTCCGGAAATCCTGCGCCGAAGCCCGGCGATCTCGTAGTAGTCGAAGTCCCGGCCAACTGCACTATTCACAGCACGGATGCCGCGCGGCTCACTCGCCTGCGTGTCATGGCTCGCGAGCTTCGCGACGCCATCAAGACCGGGCAGAGCGAGGCGGTCATCCTCCGTCTCGCCTATGGCGTGTCCGAGTTCGCCGACGTCACCGACGCCGATGCCGGCAGTATCGTCGACGTGCGCATCAGCTCGACTATGGAGGCGTCCCGATGACGCGCTGCAACTACATCCCGCCCGATGGCCTGTCCGTCATCGCGATCGCCAAGGAGCGCGGCAGCACGACCGACGGAGACATCCAGGCGCTGGTCGACAGGTTCGGGTGCAAGGCGGAAGCGGCGTACCAGATGACCGCCGAGGAGGATTCCGACCGCGAGCAGTTCTCGTGCATCGACCACGTCGGTCATCTATGCGGCGACGAGTACTGGCTCGTGGAGCCGGTGTACAGGCCGCCCGGCGATGTTGCGATCTCGATCGTCAACACGCAGGGCATCGCGCGCGCGGGGTTCGGATCGCCGATGATCCTCGCGCCGGTCCCGACCACTACGCCCATCGTTGATCTCGGCACCAACCCGACCCGCGAACAGATACACGCCGCCGGGTTCAACGACGACAGCGATGAGTACCGCAGGGCTCGCGCCGCGAACACGCACCGGCCGCCAAACAGTACAGGATTCGATCCCAATCTCGTCGCCGACGCAACCTCCGCTGGTGGCTACATCGCGTCATGCCAGTTCTGCGGCAGCCGACAGGCCATCGACGCCCTGGACATCACCATGTGCTGCCCGAGCTGCCGGGCGAAGCATGGGTTACCGTAGATCGACGCTCTGCTCGATGCTGTCCGGTACGAGCGTCACCTCCTGGAAGCCATCATGCGCGCGCTGACCAGCGACGACCCAACCCGGGCAGCACCATACGCCGTCGGTGACGAAGTCCGGTGGCGCACCGGTCCGTGCGACTTCGTGTGGCACCTCGGCCGCGTGACCTCCATTGTCGATGACCGACCCAACGATGGCATCGACAAGCCGTTCTGGATCGTGCGCGTTGACACCGCGGGCGAGCGGCGCTTCTCCGGTCCGGTCATCCAGACGTGCCTGCGAAGGGAATACCCGGCCGACGACAGCCTACGGTCGTCAGCCGCCGCCACGGCATCCGGGCTCTGCAAAGCCGTGATCGCCGTACCCGGCGTCAACGCCGTCACCGTGGTTGAGTACGACCGCGGCGAGGTCGAAGTCTTCGCTGACGGCGGAGATCCGGACGCGATCGCGCGCTGCATCTACGACAACACGTGGCCCGGGGTCGTGCTCCGCGGCCAGGAAACCGGCGACATCGGCAACGGTACGCGAGTCGCGTTCTCGCGCGGAGCAGCGAGCCGACACCCGGGCACCGGCGGCATTGTCCGCATCACGTTCGTAGAGCGCTGATTCGGCCTACGGCTTGACGACCGTCTGCTCGCCGCCACCCGGAGTCGTCGCATCCACGCTCACGAACTCTCCGCCCGGCTCGCTCACGTCGATCTTGATGTGCAATTGTACCTCGACCATCGCCAGCGGATCGAGCATTCCCGAGCGCGTGCCCGGCATGACGCGCACCTTGCCGAACGTCCCGACGCCGACATCGCCCTTGCGCAGCACCTTCCCGACGCTCGGCAGCTCCAACGCTGCCGTGACCCTGGCAAGCACGAGCTCGGCGCGGCGCGCGCCAGTCGCCTCGCCGGCGAAGCACCGCAGTTCGAGCGTGGGGTGACGGGTCCCGCGGGCGTGGCTCACGACGCCGCCGTTCTCGCGCCGCGAGATCAGCCAGTCGTCGCTGACCGAATCGACGTCCACGATCCGCATCGAGATGTACAGCCCTGCCGGCGCCGGGCCGGCGACAGAGCCGCCAACATTCGCCCAGATCACCTGGCTGGGCGCGAGCCCGGATCCGATGACCACCCACTGGTAGATCGCATCCTCCCACGCCGTGGTCGGGTCCACCGGTACAACCGGCAGGTCATCATCCGGCGCCAACGCGATGACCGGACACGCCGCGCCAGGGACAGCCGGCGCCCACGGCTGATCATCGTCCACCGGCAGCGGCGGAGGCGGTGGGGCGGCGTTCCAGCTCGGCAGCGCCTCGTCGTCCGGATCGAGCTCATTGGGCCCGCGCGGCGCCCAGCTGATCGCAAAAGACCAGCTCTGTTCCTCTGCCCCCGGCATCAGCGGAAGCCCGTCTTCGACTGGGACGGCGTACAGGACCGCGCCGATCGGCGCTCCGCTCGCCACGGCAACCTGCGTACCTTCATCGAGCACGGTCACGGCAGGCGGCGTGAACTCGTCGGCTGGGGTCGCATAGACTACCGCGCCGACTCGGACCACCCCCATCGCGACAGCCGGCATGTCTTCATCGAGCGCGACCACAGCCGTCGTCGCCAGTTCATCGACCTGGCCGCCAGCCGCAGGCGCCGCACCAAACAGCGGCATGGCGCCCGCGCCGGTGGCAACGTCATCAACGATGCTTGCCGTAAGCGGTAGCTCATCTACCGCGCCGGTCACTGCGAGCGCGGCGAGCTGCCCAGCCGCCAGTGACCAGCCGGCCGCCGGATCGTCGGATGTGACCACTACCGGCAGCTCGTCCGCCTGCGCCGCCGGCGACGGAGCCGATGTCGACCAGGACATCAACGCGCCAACGTTGATCGCGCGTACCACGTCGTCGTCCACGCCGATCGACGGCGTCGACAGGTCCTCGAAAGCGATCGTGACGAGCTGAGCGCCTTGATCCGTCGGCGTAGCGTTCCAGACCTCGGCGAACGTGCCCGGGTTGGCGAAGCGCACCGCGACCATATGCTGGACGTAGCCGTTGACCGTAAGCGAAAGCGGCGCGCTGTCGTTCGCCACGAGCACGAGGCCGCCGGCCGGCGTCGCGGTGTCGGGGGATCCCGCGGACTGGACGGTCCCGTTGCCGAACCAGTACGACACGATTAGGCAGCGCTTCGTCGTCGTGATCGCTGCCGCCGTGACCGTGCCGCCGGTCGAGCTCGCCCGCTCGACGTGACTGAACGCATGCGGCGCGCCGACAGGCACGCCCTTGAGCTCGAGCCAGCCGATCGACAGCTCATCGCCGGCACCGCTGGAGCCGCCGAAGAACGCCGACGCGGTAAAGTTCGTCTTGGCGTTTGCCGCCGTGGTACGCCGCCAGACGCCAGCGAACGAGGATGTGAACGTCAGGTAGGCGTTGTTCGTGATGACGGTGTAGCTGCCGCCGTCGTTGTCCGTGGGGTCGACGTTGCCGCCGGCCTGCGCCTGGTTGCCGCGCATGACGGTTACGAGGATCTGCGACCCCGCGGTCGTGTTGGTGCCGGCGACAGGGCCGACCACGTACCAGTGCACGCCCGCATCGACCACGGTCGCGCCGGCCGTGGTGCTGGTCGGCCCGGCGCCGCTCGACGCCGAGGTCCCGCCCTGTGAGCACTGGTACAGCGTGCCGCCGTTCTGCACGCGGTTGATCCCGCCGGCCGTGGGGTCGACGACGTATGCCGTCGACGTCGCCCATGCGGGGATGGGGGCGACAGTGGTCAGCGTGCCGCTCTGCGGCGGAGCCTCGAATGAGCGCTGGACGTCGCTGGATCCGCCTGTGCCGGATGCGACCGGGGGAGGCACGAAGTCGTCGCCGATAGCGCTCAGGAGCGCGGCCGCGCTCGGGATCTGTGCCGCGGCCGACGCAGCCGCGGTCGGCTCCTCGATCATCGCGGATGGCGCGCCCGCGGGCACGATCTCATCGCCGGACGTCGTGGTCGCGAGCGCGTTTGCCAGCTGCATCGGAGCCGGCGTCGCTACGATGTCGTCGTCAACGATCGCCGCGGCGGCGCTTCCCGCGATGTCGTCCTGCATCGCCGCCGGCTGAACTGCCGCGGCCGGCGCTGCTCCCGTCCATGCCGCGGCAGGTACATCCTCGTCCACAAAGCTCGGGGCGGTTACGACGGGTAGATCGTCGGCCGCAGCATGGCCAGTTGCCAGTGCGGACGTGGCTGGCTGGCTCGGCGCCTGACCGGCCTGATCTTCGATGCCAACCGTCGCGGTGACCGCGAGCTCATCTCCGGCCGATAGTGGCTGTGACGCCGGCGGTGTAGCGGCCGGCGTCGTTGTGGTCCCAGGCGCGTCATCCGGACCGAATACCTCTGGCAGGCTCGCCAGAATGCGCCCGATCAGCGCCTGCTTGGTCGCGGTGCCGAACGTCGTGGTCCCGTTGTGCGGGCCCCCGGCGGTTGCATAGCCACCATCGTTACCGGTGAATGCGCAGTGATTGCCGGCCCCGTTGTGCCACCCGTAGCTCGGCGGAGAGCTGCCAGACGGCCCAGCCGAACCGGTCATCGTCCAGTTGTTGAACGTGGAGTCGTCCTCTGCCGAGGACGCGAGCCCCAGGAACAGGCAGTTTGCGAGCGTCGACGTCAGGCTCGGCGACGTCACCGAGGTGGTGGCGGTCAGCTGCGTTCCGGTGACGATCTGGTGATACGGCGTCCCGCTGGTTCGACATCCGCTGTACGAGTTCGGCTCGAGGCACCACGACGTCGCACCATTGAATGCGATCGTCGGAGACGGGTCAGTCGCTACCGTGGAGCCGAGCGCGCGCTTCCAGAAGATGACCGTTGCGGTCTCGTTGGCGCCCGCGGCTCCGCCGTTCGTGCTAACGCTCGCAGCGTTGCCGTTGACGTCGACGGCGAGCTGGAATCCCTGCGCGCTGGACAGCGTCGGGATCGTGCCGTCCGTCGTTACGACGATCTCGATGATGTCGTTCGCGGCCCACGTGAAGCTGTTGAAATCGACGACCAATGTCGCCGATGTGCCGCCCTGGTCGTTTCCCTCAGATCGTAGTTGTGGGATTCCCATGGGCGGGCCTCAGCGGTAGCTCGGTGTTACTCCGGCTCGTACAGCGAGGTGTCGCCGCGGTCGAACACGTTGGCGATCACGTGGCGCCGGTTGAACTCCGTGGCGCCAGCTGCGATGGCGGCGTCGTGCTGATCCGGGGAGAGCCCGGCGTAGGTTACGATCGACGGAGAGGCGTCCTGCGGCGTACGGATGTTCGTTGCCGGCTGCACGATGGTGAGCACGTTTGCGGTCAGGAACGTGGTGAGTTCCAGGAGCGACACGGTGCTGACGATGTGGCTCCCCGTCCAGCTTCCGTCTTCGTTGGGGGTAATGCCAGGCGGTACCGTGCCGTTGCCGGTTCCGGGTCCGAGTGTCGCGACTGGGTCGAGAATGATTGCCATGCCCGCGATGGTCGCTCAGCGAGCTCCGCCGGGCGAGAAACGGCAGACCCTGACCGCGCCTCGGCTAGTGCTCTTCGTGGCGGAGCGAAAACTCGAACACGAGAGATCCGGTCGCGGCGCCATCGAACAGCGAGATCGATCCGGCGTTGCTCGCGCCGAGGCTGATCATCTCGTTGGGGTTGGCCGTCTGCCAGAGGTCCCACGACGTGGTGCCGAAGCCGAGGATCGGACCAGCATTCGTCGCGGTGGTTCCCGACGTCGGCCGGCTCGCGCCGGTGATGGTCGTCGAGGGCACGCTCGCGTCGGTTCCGACGATCGACAGCGCCGTGCCGCCCGTGCTCGCCGTTCCCCACTTTCGCGTGCGGATGAAGATGCTGTCGAGCTGGGTCTTCGCGGCGTTCTTGCCACTGCCCTTGATGTAACTCAAATACAGCGACCGGGTGGTGCCTGGCTTGAGGAAGCACGTCTCGGTCTCGGCGTTGGCCGTCGCGCTGCAGGTCAGGTTGCCGGCCGTCGCCAGCTGATCGTTGTACACGAATGGCATGCATCAACGGTCACGCCGCGAGGCGGATTGGTCGAATTCATGCTGCGCGGGGACGGTCGCGTACGAGCTTGGCCAGGCTCGTCGATGGATCGGCGATCGCCTCGGCCTGCTCACGAGGCGACAGGATCCGACCATACGTCTCGAGCTGCTCCGCAGTAGCCGTCATCGCGAACGCCTCGTCGGGGATGAGCATCGTCCCGACGAGCGGAGACCACTTCTCAGCGCATGGGTCGCACAGGTACCCCACGTATCCCGACTCCGGGCCGGGCTCGTTGCGATAGCCGTGCTGCTTGTGGCAGTTCATGCAAAACAGCGGGATGCACCACACGCCGTCGATCATGATCCGGCCGCGCACCTCGCGCGCCGTGCAGATCGGCAGGATGTCTTGGCTGGGCATCAGCGCCTCCAGAAGTAGCCGTGGGTGATCCGATGCTGCGGGATCGCGGCCGGCAATGGGTTGCTCACGCCGCCGGTGATCTTGCCGTCTTGATCGTATACGGCGAGGCCGATCACCTCGCCGGTCTCGGGATGCACCTCGGTCACTCTGGCGAGGACCTCGTCGCCCTCGAGGCAGTAGACAACCATGGTGTCCGGTTCATACTTCGTGCTCGCGGCCATGCCACGGTGATACCCCGCGCGGTGCGGCTCGGGCGAGATCAGGTCTCAGCCCGAGCGAGGCATTCCGGGGCCAGGGAGGCGCGTCGGGGCCGGCCTGGGTCGCTCGCTTCGCATCGGCGCCCATCCGCGTATGCATCCGTGCGAGCACGGCTCCCACGGCCCGCCGCACCACGAACACGCCCCGCGCATCGTCGCCGCCCCGGACATGAGCCGGTCGCGGAACGTCGGCTCGCGCGACGGCTGCATCAGCAGCGCTAACGCCCGCGGCCGGTGACGGCGTATCCGCGACAAGCGCCCGAGGACGACGCCGACCGCGAACCACACGCATAGCGTGATCACGGGGCTGCTTCCCTACACTCGCCGCGGCAACCGCTTGCTCCGCACGTCCCCGCGGCCTCGCGCCACCACTTCACTCCATCGCGGCGCGTCACCCAGTGCGTGCGGTTCGCCAGGTAGTCGTCGACCTCGGCATCGGTCATGCGCACGCGCCGCAATCCGCTTTCGAGCGGCCAGCGGTCGCCGCCGACCGTGCGGTACATTTCGATCACGGCACCGTCCCAGCCGGGCTCGGCGCCCGCGCGATCTGCACCTCGCGGTGCGTCTCCCCGAACCCCGGCCACGTCTTGACCCTGATCACTGTCCAGAGCTCACCCGGACCCATCATCGCGATGATGTCCGGGTCGGCGCCGAGGTAGGCAACGACGTCCGGGCCGATGCCCGGCGTGGCGCGCTCAGCAACGAGGTCGGCGTCCGTGTAGAGCATCAAGATCTCGTCGCCGCGCCGGCCCTCTGGCACATCCATGAGCTGGCGTCCGGCAATTGGCTCGACCCCGGCGGTGATGGCGAACGTGGTCTGTGCGCCGGCCACGGGGCGGCCGCGAACAGGCGTGCTCTGCGCGGTCCGGGTGACCTGGAGGTCGACAGAACCGAGCGAGATGATGGAGGCGTTGAGGCTCATGGGGTTGCTCCGAGCGCTCGCATGACGCTTGCCGCGAGGTCCTCGCGCTCGACCTCGCCGACGTGATGCGCCATCCAGTCGAGCAGAAGGCGCGTCACCTTCGCCGCTTCGGCGCCCTGCACATGATCTAGCGTGCTGCCATCATCGACCATGAGGACCCGCGCTGTCGCCGCACGGTGCAGCTTACGGAACGCGGTCGCGTCGCGCGGCTCGATCAGCGCTATCAGGTCTTTCATCGCCGACCTCTTCGTCTCGCCCAGCGCGGCACCGGCGGCGCTGACTTGTTACCCGGGCGTCGCGCTCCGGGGCAATGATCCGGCTCGGCCGGGCTCGGCGCACTCGGCGTCCGCAGCTTGATCGTGTCGCCGTCGACCACCGCGACCATGTAGTCGACGCGTGGCGCGTCAACCGGTACGTCGAGCCCGATGGCAGCTGCCTGGTCGGCCGGGATGCAGACGCGGTCTCCGGTGGCCAGGCCGAGCGCCGCCTCCGCGGACCGGCTGCGCCGTAGCGCATCGAGTTCGTCGATCATCGCGGATCTCCGGTGTCGGTGATGGGGTCGTAGCCGTTATCGTCGATCGCCTCGACGCGCTTCAGAGCTGCGGCTGCGCGATCGATCCACTGCGCGAGCACTTTGCGCTCGTCGTTGGCGATCGCATCCTCGCCCCATGCCACATCGACACAGCGCTTTATCTGTTCGGCCTCGTCGCTGGTCTGGCGCTGGTCGATGGTGGCGGCGCCAGGCGGCTCCAGCTTCGGGCCCCACTCGTGAACGTAGTCCGCACCTCCTCCGACGGTGTTTTCCACCCAGCGTCCGCCTTCTGGCTCCTCGAAGACTCGGACGACCGTCCACTCGTCAGGGGTGTCGTTGCTGCACTTCGCCCAATAGAACCCGGCCGGCGGAATCGTCGGGTACTCCGGCTCATGCGGTCGCTGGCCGACCACGCCGATGATTTTCGACGGGTCTGGCTGCGCTGGGACGGGGCCGCCGAACGGCGCAAGGCCACCAGCGAACGCCGCGTCAACGTCACGCTGGATCGCGGCAGATTCCTCCGCCGTGTACTTCCGTGGGCTGAGCTGCTCGAACTCGAGCGCCGTCATGTATCGCACCGGCTCGCCAGGCCGGACGGTCCGCGCGTCACCGGAAGCAACGCCGGGCTCCGGCATGGCTAACGACGTGAACTTGCCATCACCCATTGGTTGGTTCCTCCTGCGTAAACTTTACCGTAACCGCTTCGACGGTATCGGCGTCGCGTTCCGCTCGATACCCACGCTGGTATGCCGGCGTCCGCGTCGCCAGCTGCTCATCGGTCAGCGGCTTGGCCTCTTCGTCGCGCACCCCGGCCCATCGCTTGCGACCGGACTTCTCGTCGAACCGCGCCGGGCACGAGCACTCGCCGCCCGGCGCATGGATCGCGCACTCCCGCTCGTGGCCCGCGGTCCGGTCGATGCTGCGCTGTAGCTCCGGCGACACGCCATTGGGCTCGCACGAAGTAGCCGCGGCACCCATCGCAACGGCGGCAACCCCCGGCGGAGAGCTTCGACGTCCTGACGTCTTGGCGTCCTTACTTTCAGCCAGGAGCGCGCGCAGCTCGTTGGCCTGCAGCTCGCCAAACGAACCTGGACCGTCATCGATGCTGCGGATTACCCGCGAGATGGCGTCTCGGAGCGGCCCCACTTGCCGGGCAATGGCATCCAGTCGAATGACCTCGCGAGCTAGCCTGGCGATGTCGCTATCCTCATCGGCCTGGTACTGCGCGAGCGTGCGCCGATCGCCCGATGGAACGTGCTCGTGAGCCTCCAGATCGAGGATTATCCCGGCCAGTTCGAGCACAGGGATAGGCGGGTAGTTCGGCAGCATCCAAACCACCCTACCACGCCGCCCTCGGCTCCTATCGCCTAATCTCGAACCCGATGGCGCCGGCGAGCTGGCCCTGCCTCGTGTCATCTCCGCCGACCAGGCATGAGGTTGATCAGTAGCCTCGGCGGCTTCCGTCTCGCTATCGACATGCGCGCTATGGTGGCTTCTGGGAGCGGCTTTCCCTTGAGCGCCTCGCGCGTCTCAACGCTACGTACCAGGCCGCGCACACTGCCGCCGGCGGGTGCATGATTGGTGAGATCCCATCCAAGGGCTCGACCGAACATCATCCACCACGTCTCACAGTCGTTCAGCCGGTCGATACTATCCACAGTTTCCAGAACAGCTATCACGTAGCGGAGACCAACCTTCGCGAGCGATTTTATCCACGCGGACTTATGCGTTCGCCTCTTCAGGCGGGATGGACACGCATGCTCACGCGGCCGATCCATGCCCGTCGATGACTGCCCGATATACCTGACAAGCAGCGTGCGCGGATCGACCAGCGCGTACACCAAAAAGCGACTCACTCGCGGATCTCGAATCCGATACTGGCCACGAGTTGTCCGCTGTCAACGAGAACTTTGTCGGTACCCTTCCTGGCGATCGTCGCTGGGCTGTCCTCCGGACGCACCTGGTCGTCGACGATCGTGCGCTGGATCTTCCCCGCGGCCCACGCCCCGAGCAGCCCGAGCGCGCGGTCCCGGTCCATCTTGGCGAGCAGCACCGCGGCGAAGAGCCGAGCTTGCAGCGCCGCCAGCTCGGCTCTGAACGCCGGATCGCGCAGCGTCCGCCGCACGAATGAGCGCTCCGGGATGCGGCCGTCACGCGAGCCCAGCTCGTGGATCAGCGCGAGCTCGGCGTTCGTCATCCCGGTCCCCTCGTGGACCGCCCCAGCCTGGTGACCCACCACGCCGGCGCGGACCTCGGCGCGGCCGAGCTCGGCGACTTTGGCGAGGACGGATTCCCAGCGTTCGGTGCTCATCGCCCCACTGCCAGAATCTGCTGTAGCGCCTGCTCTCGGAGCTGCCGCAGCAGCTCGTTGAGGTCGCAGAAAGGCGAGTCGTCTCCGTTGAGGTGGCGGCCGTCGCGGCGAAGCGGCGTTCGGCAACGAGGGCAGCGATTGACTATGGACATAGGCGCTCAGGCGCTCATAACTTGGCCAGCGCCTCGCGGGCTCGTTCGATCAGGACCTTCGGTAGCACCGCGCCAACCATGTCGTTCACGCGGCAGGCGCCATCGGTGTAGTCGACGGCGTCAAGGATTGCGAGCAAAACAGCGCGTAGTTTGTCGTTCTTCGCTGGCAGATCGCTCGTCTCTGGCATCATCGTCTCCGGATCAGGTGCAAGTGCAGGATAGGTCGGCCCCAGGGTAGGACTGCCGCCGTCCAGTTGGATGCGATTTCAAACTCCCACCGCGCCTTGCGGCGCGCCTGCCTCCGTTCTCAACGGAGAGACGTAGCTCATCTGTAGCGCACCGGACGAGCGGCGTCCATACCGACCATGGTCACCGCTGACACCCCACGGTCCGCGCTTCGCGGTCCTCGAGCACGACGATCGGATGCGCGCCGCCAGTGCACCAGATGCGGCTCCGGTACCACCCCGGCCGCTCCACGCTGCGATCCGGTAAGCCGCCGGCTCCGTCATACAGCTGGTCTCCGCCCGGCGCGCGTCGGCACTCGTAGAGCCCGCTCGGCCGCACGCCGTTGACGTACCAGCCTGCTGGGCACTTCGCCGCCGCCGGCCGTGTCACCATCGACCAGCACAGCAGCGCCACGCTCAGCAGCGCGCAGGCGACGTCGACCAGCATCACACCGTGATCGGGAACCTCGCCCGGCTGGTCCGCACCAACGTGGCGTAGTTCTGCCCGTACGTGGTCTGGCCGAATAGCCCGGACGCCATGCTCATCTGCGTCAGGTTCGCATAGCTGCGCGACAGGCCGCCCCGGCTCTCGCTGACCACCGGGCCGGCGATTGACGTGCCGCGGAGCTTGTCGAGCGTGGCGAAGTGCGCGGCGATGTAGACGCGCGCTAGTTTGGTGCGCGGCCCGTCCTCGCCGTCGAACATCGCCACGTTGACGAAGTCGTTAGCGAGGTTCAGGTAGAGCTCCTGTGCGGCAGCGCCAACGCTCGCCAGCTCAGGCGCCGGCCCCGGGTTCCCGGGCACTCCGACGACGTCTACCCAGGCGATGGCCGCCATGCCCGGCTACTTCTTGCCGGGATTGCCCGACTGCTTCGTGTCCGGCGCGGTCGGCGTCTGCTTCGCATCGGTCGTCGGCTTGGCCTTTGCCTTCTGCGACTCGATGTGTTTCTTGCGTGCGTCGAACGTCATGGCGCTCACAGGCCGGTAAGGTAGCGAAATGCAACGGGATATGGGCAGGCGAACCCGCCGCACTTGCCGGCGCACGGTACATCGACGGTCCGGCCCCGGTACTGCTCGGGCAGCCGCTCGAAGTCGAGCGGCAGTAGCGCGCCGCCGGCGAGCGGGTTCATCACGCCGTTGTCGAGCGCCGGGACGAGCACCGCCTTCGGCGAGCCCGCGATGCTGTCGAGCCGCCACCACGGGATGACGGCCTTGAGCGCCGAGAACTTCTTGATGAACTCGAGGATGGTCGTGTCGTTGACCGACCCGCGCGGCGTCATGTCGATCTTGCCGTAGCGCACGAGCGGCAAGTACAGACTGAACTGCGTGAACATCACGTCGTTCTGGCCGGGCACCTGCGCCTGCTTCAGCGCGTCCTGCGCCTCTGTGATCAGCTTCGCCACGTCGGCGATGATCGCGTCGGCCGACGCCGATGCCCAGGTGCCAGCCGCGGCGGTCGCCTGGATGTTGGCGTTGTTCATCAGCCCGCCGACGCTGGTGCCGGGCACGCCGATCGCCAACGCGGAGTCGATGTCCTGCTCGATCGACGTCATCGCGCCGACCATGGTGTCCATCTGCAGATCGCTGCCGGACTCGCGCGCGGCGCGCACCGCGTCGATAGTCCAGCTCGCGTTGTGCTCGAAGGTCTGGATGGTATGAACCACCTCTTCCTTCGTCACGCTGCCGATCGGGATGTCGCGACCGCGGCCCCGCGAGCGCCGCGTGGATACCTGGAGCTTGGTGGTGGTGTACTTGTAGCTCGGGAGGTTCGGGCTCACGCCCTCCACCCTCGCCATGATCTTGCGCCCGACCACGCCCGGCACGAGCTGGTAACGGGTCTTGGGGTCGAACTGCGTCAGCTGCTGCTGGACGAAGTACGAATCCGCTGCGTCGACTCGCGATTCCATGGTCAGGCTCCGATCAGGTTGATCTCGAGGATCCCGAGGTTTCCGCCCGTGGTCGTGGTGCGCCACTTCGCGAACGCCGAGACGTCGATGGTGTTGGTCCCGTCCGCCGTGCCCCGGAACGCGCCGATCTTCGTGTTGCCGCCATTGGCGATGGCGCGCACGAACACGCCCTTGGTCGGATCGACGTTGTCCTCGGGGATCACCTTGATGCGCCCGAAGCGCAGCACGCGCATCGTGACGCCGGGCAGGATGCCGACCGTCCCGAGCTCGTATGGGGACGGGTGGTCGGCCTCGTACACGGTGATCCCGTCGAGCGCGTCGGTGTTCGCGGTCAGGAGCAGGATCGTGTCATCGGCCGTGCCGCGCTTGACGCCGACACCGAACTGGATCGAGGCCGTGGCCTCGGACTGGAGCACGGTGTCGATGGCGCCCACGGCGGACGTCCACTGATCGGCGATGTCGCCCTCGACGCCGAGGGCGAGCGGGGAAGTGACTGCGGTCTGCGGCATGGCTCAGTGCCCCTTGCTGTGGCTGGTTGCGTACTCGCCGACGCCGGCCTTCCACTGGTCGGACCAGGGCAGCTGGTCGGCGCGCTGCTGGTGTTCCGGCGCGCGGTTCGCCGGGGCGCTGTCGTGCCGCACCGCGAGCGTCTGCGAGGCGCGCGCGAGCGAGGCGCCGTACGCGGCGCGGTCATCGACGAGGGCGTCGAAGCGCCGGCGCAGATAGTCGTCGCTCACCTCGGGACCCATCGGCTCCTTGGGCACGAGGTGGCGGATCGCCTGGGTCAAGATCTCCCGATCCGTCAGGCTGTCGGCGCGGAGCGTGGGCAGCACGGCGGTCGCCTTTGCGACGAGCCCGGCGCGCTGGCGCACGAGCACCGGCATTTCGTTGCGGGCGTTGGCGAGGTCGCGCTCGGCCGCGTCGGCACGCTTGCGCAGCTCGAGCACGGCCGCGGTTTCCACGGCCGACGTGCCGGCGGCGATCTTGGCCTCGGTGGCCGCGAGGCGCTCCTTGACGGTCGTGAGCTCGGCCCGCAAACCGTCGCGGTCCGCGGCCAGGGAGTCGGCACGACTCCGCTGCTCCGTGGCCACTCGATCGGCCTCGTCCGCGCGCACGGTCAGGAGCCGAATCTGCTCTGCCGCATCCGGCGGCGGAGCGTGTCCGGTCTGGGTGGTGGTCATGGGTCCACGATGAGACCGGCTACCGGTTTGGTCGAAATGACCATCACCCCGTCCCACTCCAGCTGCCGATACCGTCGGTGCGGTATGCGTGTGCCCGTCGGACATGCCGATGGTGATCGAGCCGTCTGGGTTGCGAACCCAGTCGTGACTGTGGCTGATCGTTTCGCCCGCAGCGATTGCCCAGCTCGTGCTTCCGCTGTCCATCGCCGACGTGCCGGATACGCTCGACGGAACGCCGTACAAGTCTGACCCCATCGACTGCGCGCCGCTCACCATGTGCTGGTGCCCGCGCTCGATCGACGTCAACACGTCGTCGAGATCCTGCGAGCCCGCCCCCGTGATCGGCATCCCGACGTCGTCGCCGCGGAGCACGAGCTCGGCGTCGTCCATGCGGAGCTGGATCGACTGGCCGCCGCGCGCCGCAGACACGAGCGCCTGGTGGTTAACGCGGATCTCGCGCTGCACGCCGTCGTAGCGACCGGTCGGATTGTCCGGAGTCGCGTACTGCGGAGCGAACCCCGGAGTCTCGTCGTACCTGATCCGGTACCCGGGCGACAGCTCGCGCATGCCGCCCTCGACGCGCTTGATCGCCGCCGCATCCTTGATCAACGACGTCGTGGCGACGAGGTCTCCGTCACGGCGCGCCGCACCGCTGACCGTGCCCACCTCGTGCCGGCGGACGTTGTCCGCGGTGACGTCTTCCAGCTCGCCATCGGCGCGCCGGGGGTGGCCGACCGTGATCGGCGCCCCATCATAGCTCGCCAACGAGTCAGGGTGGAACACCTCCTCGGGTGGCCGCAGCTCGTAGCGGAACGAGCCGTCGGCGCGGCGGTACTTGTAGATGCCGACGCGCGCCGCATGGCCGTCCGCGCGCAGGAAGCCCTGCGCTGTGCGGACCGGCGATCGCAGCGAGCCCGCGCGCTCATCGTAGCGGAATACCGTCTTGCTCACCCGGCCAGGGTCGCCGCGGGGCGCGGGGCGGTCGATTCTGTGAGCGGCGGCGTGCTACCGTGGCTCGATGAGCGAGCAGGCGAGCGGGATCACATATCACCCGATGGTCGCATCTACGGCAACAACTACCGTAACGGAGACCTTCCATGACCGACTGCTCAACCCCGATGTCGTCGACGAACTCCGCCGCGTCGAGCGCAAGCCGACGCCGAGCATGCTATGCGAGGTGTGCGACCGGCCGCCGCTCTGGTCGGTGAATCGCGGCAAGGGATGGAGCGTGCGGTACTGGCCGCACCGCGAACGCATCGCCCTGATCCCGGTCGCCGAGTTCCGGTCGTCGAACTTCGTGGGGTACACCGTGTTCACGTGCGGTGACGAGATCTGCGTCTGGCGCGCGGTCCACCACGGGTACCCTGGGATGCTAACGTCGATTCGCGTCGCGCCCGATACGGTCAGCGTTGCACGCTGACCACGCCGGCGTACCACTGCTGGAAGGTCAGCCCTTGCGCGTCAAGATGACCGCGGTCACCGGTCAGGTCGAAGACCTCGAACCCATGACGCGCTCGCACGCCGTGCTCCATCTCTCGGCGCATGCCGTCCGACAGCCGCGCGCCCCAGAGCACGATGCCGTCGCAGCGCTCGACCACCGCGCAGTCATCGACGAGGCCGGCATCGCGCTGAGCCGGGTCCCGGTCGTCCGCGCCGGATAGGACGGCCGCGATCCACGGCGCGATGAAGGTGGTCTCCGGGAAGGAACGGCGGAGCGCCGCGAAGCCTTCCTTGGCGCGGTACAGGTTGGCGCGGAGCGCTTCCTTCATCGCATCGCGACGCGCCACATCGTTTGATCCGGCCAGCCGAGTCACGACTTCTTGCTCGGTAGGCCGCAGCGGGGCCGCGAAGTGGTGGTCAGCTCCCTAGCTGCACTGGATGCCGCTTGGTCGATCATCTCGTAGCGGTTTGCATTGTAACCGTGGTCGTATGCTTCGAACGCTTGCGACACGGCTGACCGCACCACCTCGCGCACCTGTTCATCGGTGAATGACATCATCCTCACCACCGTACCACCGCCGCCTGACACCTCACACGCCGAGTCGGTCGAGCTCCGCGTAGATGTCATCGAAATTAGCCTGCTGCAAGCAGTGGCACATGATGGCCCATCCCGCGTGGCCATCGGCCGGCGGCGCGTCGTAGCGAAACACCTTGCCGTGCCGCGCCTCGTGGTGAGGCCGCGGATGCAGGTTCGGCACGTGGATCCAGATGTAGCTCCCGATCCCGAGCTCGGCGTTTCGTGCCTGCGTCACCCGGCTCGTCAGCTTTTGAACCTGGTCGTGAGAGATCAGCCGCGCATGCCGCTCGGCGATGCCGAACCTGTCCTCGATCTGCCGCTGCATCGACTCGGCGCGCTCGCCGGCCGCCGCGGCGCGCGTGATGATCGCCTCGACGTGCCCGAGCACGTCGCCCTGCAGCCGCTTGATCAGCGACACGTTCTCGTGGACGAACCCGGCGATCAGATCCGGAACGGCGCCGTCCGTCACCACGACGTCGGTCCCCAGGGCAGCCTCGGCCTGGCGTGCGAGCTCGCCGCGCTGCTGCGCCGCGACCCGGCCGCCGAAGTCGGCCGCGACCACCTCCAGCTGCTTCTCAGCGATGTCGTGGTCGACCACGGCGCGCACGCGCTTCATACGCCGGCGCCCCTCCGCGCCCTGGTGCTCCTGGTGATCGTCGGCGCGATGCATCCACGCCCAGGTCGATAGCTCGTGCCGCACGACCTCGCGGAGCTGGTCCACGACGCCGACAAGGCGGTGCGCGTAGTCGCTCTCGACAAGCGTCGGTGGCCGCGGCGCAGGTACCGCGCGCCGGACCACGCCGGGACCAAACCGCCGCGCCATGGCGACGCGTTGCGCGGTCTGGCGGAGAGCGAGCGAGGCGCTCACTTACCGGCCAGCTGCGGCGCCCGGCCGGTGATGGTGGCGAGCTCGCGGACCGCCCTCGCCGTGCCGCGCGTCGCTTCTCGGAGCGACGCATGCGCGTCCTCGAGCCGCGTGCGCATCTCCGACGCGATGTCGCCGCGCCGGTCCGCCTCGTGGGCGCTCATGCTCTCCGCGGCCGCGCTGGCCGCGGCGTGCTCTGGATGTCCATCGGCAAGACGGACGCCGCGGTCCGCGTGAAGCTCAGCCTCGCGCTGCATCGCAGCGGCCGCGCGCTCGTGCTCCCGGTCGGCCTGCTTGAGCTCGGCCGCCGCGCGCGTCTGGTGACCGTGCAGCGCCTCGAGCGCGGTCTGCGCCATCGCGGCATGCTCGCGGTACGTCCCGGTCGAGGACGCCGGCTCGTGCGCGTAGCTGGTCTCTCCGACGTGGCCAGCGACGTGCCCGATCTGGGTCGATGCCTGCTCGTGTGCATCGGTCGGGTCATGGGCGTCGCCATGCTCGGGATGGGCATGGAGCGTCGCCAGCGCGCGCGCAGCGGCGCCCTGGTGCTCGTCGAGCGTGGCCTTTACTTGAGCAGCGCGCTCCTGCACCGACGCGTGCACGGCGTCGTACGCCGCCAGCTTGGCGGTCGGAACCGGCGCGACGTGGCCGACCGCGACCGCCCGGTGCTCGTTGGCGATGGCCTCGCGCTCATTGGCAGCCTCGTGCTCTCCGCGCGCGGCATGGTCGGCGTGCCCGCTCGCCTTGGCGATCGCGGTTGCGTCGGCGCGCACCCGCGCCACGCGGCTCTCGTCGTGCGCCGTGCCGTGGTCGGCGGCGAAGCGGCCGTTGTAGGCATCGGGGGCTCGCGGTGCTTGATGGCGAGCGCTGTGCGGCCCCGGCGCAAACTGCCCATCCCCGCCGCGGTACGGGTTGTATCCCGCGTCGGTGCGCGGTTCACCGAGCGATTCCGGGCCGTCCTCAACGATGCTAGCTAGCCGATCCTTGAGATCGTTCGCGGCGGCATCGATTCGATCGGCATCATCGCTCATTCGTTGCCGCTCGTCGGCATCCTGCGACGTGTCGGCTGCTCGGCGCACCAACCGAGCTGCGAGCACGCACTGGCGAAACGCGGACCTGGTACGATCCTCGTCAGGGGTGGCGCGTGCTTCTTTCCACGCCGCTCTAGCATCGAGCGTCGCCGTTGCTGCTGCTCGACGCTGGATCTCCGCGTTGGGAGGATCGATCATCTCGGTTACTGTATCAGAACGGAACATCATCGTCATTCGCCGGCTGGTGATGTCGCTCGGCGTGCATCGCCGCCGCGTAGTACTTGCGCTCCTGTTCATCCGCCCATGCTTCGGCGTGCTTGGCTTCGATCTCCGCGCGCCGATGATACCGGTCTCCCTCGTATCCGCGTGTGGTCTCGCTGCCAGCTCCGTACTGCTCGACGAACGCCTCGGAGATCTTGGACGCCGCGTTGATGCGGTCTTTCTCGCCGCGGATCCGGGTCGCCTCCTGCTGCATGAACTTGTGGCCCTCCTTGTCCCACGTCGACTGCAGTTCATGCGGCAGGTTGCTGGCAACGGCCGAATGGATCTCGCGGCGGCGTTCCACGGATGCCGCCGCCGCCTTTTTCGCCGCCTCTATACGCTTGGGGTTCTTCTTCTTCTCCCAGATGACCGGTGGTGTCTCCGCATGCGCAGCCTTGGCCTCAGCATGCGCCGCTTTCGCTGCCACGTGCGCGTCGGTGAGCTTTGCCACCGCAGCCCCGTGCTTCGTAACCGCCGCTTCGTACTTGCCGACCGTAGCTTCGGCGCGGGTCGCCTTGTTAGTCGTGATCCGGGCAGCGTTTACGTTCTTGGCCGTGGGGTTTGCTCGTGCGACTTCAGCCGCCGCTCGAGCGTTACCGATCGCCGCGCGCGCAGCGGTGACCGCAGCTGCATGCGCCACCTTCGCAGCCGTGTGTTTCTCTGTGGCCTTGTCGACGCGATCCTTGGTCTTGGCGACCTGGGCGCCGGCCCTTTCGACGGCAGCAGCCCGATCCGCCGACCGCGCCGATCTGTGTATACCCGGGGCGAACTTCCCACCCTTGTCGCGATACGGATTGTAGCCTTGCTCGCTCGTCGCCGCTCCGACATCGTCGTGCCGCACGACGGTAGCGAGCGCGACCAGGACCGCCTTCCGGTTTGCTTCGGTCGGCTCGCTGCGTGCGAGCGTCGCCGCCGAGCGAGCCGCCTCGAGAGCTGCGCGAGCCCCGGTCACGCCTCGTCCTCGGTATCGATCTCATCTCCTTCACCGTCCGCGCCGTCATCGCTGCCGAACTCTTCACGCAGCGCGGCCAGCTCTGCGCGCTCGTCGTCGCTCAGATCTTCCTGGTCCTCGCTGTCCCGTCCCATCGCCGCGCGATCTTCATCGCTCAGCTGCTCGGGCGCCTGCGCCGCGATCGCCGCCTGCGCCTTCCTGCGCTTCCAGTCGACCTTGATCTCGCCGTGCTGCGGGTACTTGTCGGCGCCGTACCAGGACTCCGCGACGTCGTCGGCACTCACGATGTTCGCGTTCACCTGCGCAACGGCCCTGTCCGTGTCGGTCTTGCGCGTCTCGGCCACCTCCTTGTCCGACGGCGACCACATCGACGGGTACTCGATGCTCCACACGTCCGGCACCGTTCCGCCCGTCGGCCCCTGGCCGGCGGCGAGCAGGAACCGCATCAGGTGCGTGTGCCGCGGCTTGATGCGCGTGCGGCGCCGCTTCTCGACGTTGCCGTACCACACGGCGGTGTCCTCGTCTCCGGTGCGGAGCCCGCTCTGGCTCTGCCCCATGAGCACGCTGACCGGCATGCCGTCGGAGGCCGCGCTCATCAGCACCTTGAACTCGCCGAGCACCTCGGCGAGGCCAGAGAGCGACGACGGGATCTTCGTGAACTTGTCCTTCACGTCGCCGACCACGGCTCGGATCGACGACTTCGCCATCGCCATCGACCTGATCCGCTCGTAGGCGATTTCCTGGCCGTCCTTCGTCGCCATGAGCTCGCCGAACTCGTCCATACCGAGGAATCCCATGTCGTGCTCGTGGAGCAGCGTCGCCGCAGACGCCCAGGCCAGCCCGAAGTCGGCGAGGACCTGCTTGGGCCTGGTCAGCCTACTCACGCCCCACCCCAGCAGCTGCCCGGCGCGGTTCTGCCGCGATACCCGCAGCCCGGGGAACACGATGAGCCGCGAGGCGTGTATCACCTGACCGCCGAAGCTTGCCGTGAAGCCGTCAACGATCGGCGTGAACATGTACATCGACGGCGTCGACCACCCGCGGTTGCCGAGGTCGCTCTCGAAGGCAATCGGCATGAGCTCGCGCGGCTCAAGCACGTGCAGCGCCTTGACGTCGCTGACCGCCTCCCAGCGTAGTGGCGTCGACAGGTCGCCCTGCGCGCCATCCACGATTGGAAAGATCGCCGAGCCGCCGAGTGCGTTTCTTTCTCCCACGCATCGACGATGGCGTGCTCGACGCCGAGCTCCTCGGCCCATTGCTCGATCGCCTCGCCGAGCTCCTCATCCTGCAGCTTCAGGCTCCAGCCGCGCCGGTAGCCTTCCTCGGGCATGGCCTCGACGATGCGCGCGGCGAGGAACTCGGTCTCCCAGAGGTCGAGCGCTTCCAGGTCGGTGACGATGTCGCCGCGGAAGTGCGTGAAGATGCGCCGGTCGCGATGCGTGCCGTGGCCGGTGTAGTGGTTCGTGTAGGCGTCGGCTCGACGCTGGATGCTAGGCGCGGCCGGCGACGGCAGTAGATCGGCCGCGTCATAGCGCGCGGCCGTCGCGGACTTCGATGGCCTGCCGCGCGGGTTGCCGCTGACGCCGGGCCGGAACCGGCCGGAGGAGGTGCGGGTCGAGCGGCTCATCGGAGCAGCCACGTCATCGCGCTGATGCACAGCGCTGCAGCGACCGCGGTCGGCAGCACAACCATGATCGCCATGGTCCATGTGCGCGTCCACCACGATAGCCTGGCCTCACCCCGGTGTTCCTCCGGCCCCATCCACAGCCATCGCCGCTGGCCGCGCACACGCCAGCGCGTTAGGCGCAGCGCGACGCGCGTGGCTATCCTCATCGCCCGCTGCTCGCCGATGACGACACCAACAAGGCGAAGCAACGCGACGGGCACGCGCGCGAGCGATGTATTCACTTCGACGATCGCCGTCGGATGGCCACCTTGGTCTACCTGTTCCATGCGTTACAGGCTCGGCGAGGATTCCTGTTCGGTCGAGATCAGGCCGTGCTACGGTGCACCCGATGCACACCGTCGACGAACTCCTCCACATGCACGGCTACCACGAGGGGACCGAGCAAGAGCGGCTGCTGCTCGTATTCAAGGACCCGTCTCGAGCGCGAGCCGAGAGCGCCGCGTACAGCGTTGCGCTGCCGCCGCACATGCGGACACTGGCCGATGCCTTTCTCGGAGACCTCGAGCAATGACGCCTCACCGTCGCTCTCCCTACCTCCGCGACCGCATCGCCGACATGCCAGCGTTCCGCGGCCGCGAGCGGCCGTTGCCGATGTCACCAAGCGCGATGTGCAGCCGGGCGACCGCTTCGTCGCTTCCCGCCGTTGCCAATGGCACCGACACCGCAGCGCTGCCACACCTCGCATACCTGCCAAAGATCGGGTCGATCGACATCTGCTTCGACGACTCGATCCCGCTCGGTATCGTCGAGATCGACGGTACGCGGCTCACGATCGACGAGCTGCGCGCGGCCGTGGATGGCACGTGAGCGAACGCGACCGCGATGACGCGTTGCTCGTGGCCCTTGATGCCGAGCAAGAAGGCCGGTGGGAGATCGCGATGCAGATCCGCGCCACCGTGTTCGAGAATCGGCTGGCTGACGTCGTTGAGCGCTGGCCGATGCCGTGGTCGCGCGGAGAGTGGCATGGCGAGTTCGTGTCGCTCGACGGAGCCCCAACCGGTGATTTCAACTCCGACGACGTCTCCGCTGTCCTTGCCTTCGGCGAGGCAGTCGACGAGTGGCAGGACGGATCGCAGGCAGGAATCGCGCGCCTCAAGGACGGTCGCTTCGTGTCCTGGGAGTCGTTCAGCGACGTTTCGGGTAGCGGGTTCTCGGCCGATGGTACCGGCGGTGGCGCGGATATCTGGCTATCGACGACGGCAGGAGCCGCCCTTGAGAAGATCAGCGAGATCGGGCGCGAAATGCTGAGGTTTGCATAATCCTATGAAACGACATGATCTATCGCCGCTCGCTGAAGCACAGGACCGCATTCGCAAAACGCTCGCCAGCCTGCCGCCGACTGCTGATACTTGGATGGCGGCAGAGCTGAAGGCCGTGCTCGCGCTCCTGGACCGCATCGGCCAGCATGAGGTGGCTGCGATAACCGCCACCGCACGCAAGCACACGCGAACCGGCAGCAAGCGCCGATGCAAGCATTGCAACCAGTTGCTTCGCGTGCTCGCTAACGGTGAACTGGAGCCGCACATGCTCGCGCCTACGCCACATGGACAGCCTGGACTGCAATGCATCACGACTTCCACGCCTGTGCGCGAGCATCGATCTTCACATCCCTACCGACGACGCCTCCGGTGATGCCGCGCCTACCGCGCGGTCATCGCCCTGCCGAGTGACAACACGCCGTTGGTGCGGTCGTCGACGAGGGCATCGAAGCGGCGGCGCAGGTAGTCGTCGCTCACCTCGGGACCCATCGGCTCGGCCGGCGCCAGCTGCCTGATACCAGCCGCGAGGATCTCGCGGTCTGTGAGCGAATCTCCGCGAAAGGCAGGTCCAAGCACCGCCTCGACCTTGCGGACAAGGCCGACGCGCTCCCTGACCAAACGCTGGACATCCGCGTCGGCGCGCTTCGCCTTGCCCTGCGCCGTCATCGGAACGACCTCGGCACCGTTGACAGCGCAGCATGCCGTTGGGAACACCCGGGCGTCGATCTCGCGGCAGTACAGCTCTCGCCCAACGCTGTCTGGCGCCTTGGCCGCGACGGCCTTCGGGCATCGCGCACAGGACCATCCAACCCCGTTGGCGGCGATGCCGTACGCGGCGAGCTCGATGCTCGAGTACAACATCCACGCCTCCGGATCGCCGGCGCACTGATTCTCCCAGTACCGGCACGAGCCGGCATCGGCGTTGATCTTGAGCGCGACGCGAGGCCCGGTAGGATCGCCGACGTAGATCTGCAGGCATTTCTCGTCCTGCTCCTTGTTGCACCGGCCGCAGTTGTACCGGCCCTGATAGTCGACGGTGCGCGGATTACCCGTGTACTTGTCCGCATAGTCGAGCTCGTTGGCGGCCCGCAGCCGCTGGTGGTTCTCGTAGATCTCCCGGTCCGGGCTGACGTCGTCCGGCTCGACGCACAGCCCATCCGGGGCACGGGTCGGCGTCGTCACCTTGCGCTGTAGGTCCATGGCGATCACTCCACCGGAGCGCCCTGCGGGATCTCCCACACGTCCACGAGCGTAACGGTCCCAGCCCCGCTCGCCACGAGCTTGACGTTGTCGCCGGGCGCGGTCTCCCACACCATCTGTAGCACGATGGTGCCGACGATGTTGTGCGACAGTTTGGTGCGCTCGATCGTCGGCGGAGAGGCGCTGTCGCTGAGCAGCTGAAGCGTCGCGGTCTGGCCCGCGGTGCACACGAACTGCGCCGTGATGAAGTGCATCACATACGCTGACGAGCTCGGAGAGTAAGGCGTACCGATCACGCGCGTGGTGTGGGTGTCGACGGGCGCCCCAGGGTTCTTGTAACGGCCAAGCCAGCTCATGAGGTGAGCGTAACGGGGCCGGGCAAGACGGACGATTCACTTCGCGCTGAGCTTTCGAGGGCTACCCGCCGCCGATTGCATAAGGGCGTGCCCTGCAAGTTGATCCATCTCTTCGTCAATTGGGAGTTCACGTACGACAACCTCAGCGAATGATAGCGCTTCCCCTAACTCGCGTGCCGCTCCGAATGTGTCCGCCAGAGACGCGACAGTCCTGCGCTCCGCGAGGATGTCCGCGCACCTCTGCCGCGCGCGCTCCTGCCGAGCTCCGTCGCCACTCTCGAGCGCGACCCGGGCCACTTCTGCGAGCGTCGGCTGGCCGTTCGCCTGCCACTCTGCGGCAAGCTCCTCGATTTCGTCGTCGGTGATTTCCGATGGAGCTCCGACCTCCAACGCCCGTTCGAGCGCGCGCGGCAACGTGGCGGCGTACACGATATGGAACCCGATCGGCGTGTCCGGGTACCACTGGATGACCCAGACCTCGTCAGTCGCTAGCATGGCGGCGCGATCGTCCGGGTTCACCTTGTCTGGATCGTCGTGACATTCAGCGACGAGCCACTGCTCCACGTTTTGGTAGACCGCCTTGTGCGGGTTGTGCTCGATCGTCAGGTTGATGTGCTTCGGAAGGTTCACGGCTCCATCCTACCGAGATATTTTGATAAATTCCGGGTTAGCCTGGTCAGACTGGAACAATATCGACTCTGCATCGATCGTCACTGCTGTGCCGTCGTCAAGTGTGAGCATGAAGACCGCAGGAAATGGCTTCGTCGGGTCGGCATCTCTTCGTACGATCGTGCACTGAGTTACAGCACGTCCCTTCTTTGAAGCGAGCAAGCTGCAAATGTATTCGAGTTGGGTCATCAGGGATCCATCCTACTGCCACCGGTTCACCACTTCCAGTGTGGCCTCAAAGACCTCGCGGGATTTGGCAGCTGCTCCAATCTATGGAGCGTCCCGGATGAGCTGCCATCCAACGACGCGCACGCTCTGCAAGCAGTTGGTCATCGAAGTCCATGCCGAGCTCGCAATCCAACACGTCCACCTCGACGGCGCGCTCGCTGCCCTGCATAACCAACGCTACCCATCGATCGTTGATTCGAGCGACACTAAGCAACGCACCGGCGCGCGGATGTCCTTGCGCATCGATCCAACCGATCCTGTTATCCATGTTCCCGATTAGTTCCATCCCGCCATCCTACCGCCGCCCGCCGACCGCCGCCAGCCGCGACATCGCCCGCCACTTCTCGCGGGGGTCCACCGCGCCGCGGTACCGCGCCACGAACTGCGACCACGCGTCGACCCGGTCCTTGCGCCGGCTACCCGGGAACGAGCACATCTCGCCGAGGAACCCTTCGTCGAGCGTCTTGCGGCTCTCGAGCTCGACCTGCGGGTAGAGCCACGACGCGCCGTCGCGCACGTAGGTCCGACACTCCGACCAGGTCGGCAAGGCGCCATGCGCGCGCTGCACCTTGTCCTCGTTCGGCGGCGGCTTCCAGGGCTCGACCTCGCAGCGCGCGCGCGTCCCGTCTGGCCACAGCAGCTCAACCTTGCGGTCGTGCTCGTCGAGGTACCAGCCGCGCTTGATGCTCCGCTCGACCTCCGCGCAGACGCCGGCGCCGAGCGCCTTGAGCTCGACCAGCACGCGCTCGATCATCCACGCGCCGATCAGCTCGTAGATGGCCCGGTACGTGCCGTCCACGCCGAGCACGCGCGTCCGGTCGTCCACCGCGAACCGCTCATCGCCGCGACATCCGCCGACGATCAGCCCGACCGCGGAGATCTTCGCGCCGGGTTTCGGATCGAGGCTGTTCGCGGCGTCGACGCTCAGCGTGAGCCGCTCGAGCTCGCCCGGCTTGATGACGATCGGCGACAGCTCGGCCCGCGGCACGCATCCGTCCGGCCGGCGCCTGAGCGCGGCGACGTTCTCGCCATCGAAGACGAAGAACCGCGCATGTGCGCGCTTGAAGATTCCATCGACGACGCGCTGCGCGTTCTGGTTGTACTGCCCCTCGTATCCGGGCAGCTTGAGCCGCTTGTCGGCGAGTACGCCGGCGGAGAGCCGCGGGTGCATCGTCTCGCCCTTGGCGGTCCGCCAGTCTCGCCATCCGAACGGGGTCATCTCGGGCGCGTCGGCCGGCCCGTAGCCGTACTCTGCCGGGATGCAGAGGTGCGCCCAGCCCTTCGGGGTCCGCGGCGACCAGCGCGCAATCGACAGCAGATAGGCACTCACGCCTTCGACGTGGACGACCTGCTGCATGACGAGCCGGATGCTCCGGTGCTCGTCGTTGACGCGGGTCTCCATGGCGTTGGTCCACTTGTTCTGGGCAGCGAGCCGCGTGCTCTCGTTGTGGACCCGGTCCGCGTCGTCCGGGTCGTCTCCGAACAGGCCGTCGACGTGCAGCCCGGTGAAGCCGCGCTGCCAGGTGCGCGAGTAGCGGACACCGCCCGCGCTGGTCGCCCAGTGGCTCACGCTGTCGACGTCGGGCCGGAGCACGATGTCGCGCGGCGCCGCGGGGTCGGGCTCGTCAGCCGGGTCTTCGACGTCGTAGGTGTCCCAGCTGATATCGAAGGTCTCTCGGTACCAGGCCGAGCGGATGATGTCGCGGGTCGCGTTGCTGTCGCGCGTGACGTTGGCGTCGATGCCCGAGGCGGCGCCGAACGCGAACGTCGGCGCGTGCAGCCAGATCCAGGCGCAGGCGCAGATCATCACGATCGTCGACTTCAACGTTCCTGGCGGCAAATTCTTGATCAGGTTTTGCACCAGCACGTAGCGAAACCACGGCTCCGGATCGCCGTCCTCCCATACCGCGCGCTCGGTGCGCGGCGGCTCGCCCTCCTGGACCTCCACCGGCCACTCGCGCTCCCAGGCGGCGCGCTGCCGCTCGATCATGTCGGCATGCTGGTCCGCCCATGCATCCCAGTCATCGCTGTCCCGGGGCGGACCGTTGGCTACCACCCATCCCTCGAGCTGGAGCTGAGTATGGAGGCAGATTGCGTCGAGGTGCGGCCCCCAGTCGACACGGGTGCATCCGTTGACGACGCCAGCGGCCACGGCCTGCTGCACGAAGTCGCTCAGCCAGCGACGCGCGAGCTTGGCCCGTGCCCAGCGCGCGATCGCGGCGCGATCGACCTCCCGATCCGATTCAGCTGGAGCTGCTACCGCCGTTGCCATCGCTCGGCGCCTCCACTGCGGTCGCCGGGATGGGCACGAGCGGAATCACCTTGGCCGGCAGCGCCTGGTCGATCTTCGACAGGATGCGGAGCTCGTCATCGGTGAGCTCGCGGTCGTCCAGCCGGGGCGCGGCCGTCTCTAGCCCGGACTCGACCTTGAGCGACATGGCCGGCCTGCCAAGGCTCCGGTCGAGCAGCTCGCGGATCGCCCAGAAACGGCTCTTGGCGTCCTCCATGCCCGGCTCTGCGCCGGCGGCGATTCGCAACAGCATCATCACCAGGTCGGCCCCGCCATGGGTGAGATCGGCGATGAGCGTCGGCACCAGCCGACGCATCTGCATCGCCGCCTTGGTCTGGCCTCCGGGGTTCGGGCATTGCCCTTTCTGGAACCGAGTCGACTTCCCCTGCTCGGTGGCTCCGTGGAAGTTGTCAGCGCGCCGGCTGTTCACGAGGCACGCTCCACAGCTCGCTCCACCACAAGCCAGTAATACGCCCCCTCGTCGGATAGCCCCAAGCCCCGCGCGGCGAGGGCGGAGCGAAGCGGCTCGAGGTCCGGCGGCTTGGGCATCTCGGCCGCGCCGGATTTGACCTTGCGCGCGCCGGCGGCGTCGCGCGGCGGCGCGTAGACGTGCATGCCAGCCTTGGCCGCCGTGGCGAGCTGCGCGGCTTGGCGCGGGCTGGCGTAGTCCAGGGTCTCGTCCTGCGCCGGCTCGGCACGATACGGAGTTGTATTGCGCGCCCCCGGGGACATTCGGGGCTGTACTGTTGTCCCCCCGGTTGCAGCGTTGCGCTGTACCACCTCGCTCACGGCGCGCCCGACCAGCCCCAGGCGGTCCACGGCTTCGTCCATCACGGCTCGGCGCTGGATCCGCGGCAGGGCCTGCACCTCGGCGGATCGCGCATAGGCCAGGGCCTGGGTCCCGCGCTCGAGGTGCTTGATGGCGTCGCGGAGGTCCTGCTCGTCGTTCACGGCCGCGCCAGGGGCGCCGCGCCGACCCTTGCCGCGATAGCGCTTCCAGCCGTCGTTGTCGCGACGGAACGGGTCGCCGCGATCCTGCGTAAACTTTGCCTTAACCGCCTCGACGGTCAGGCGCTCGGGTCGCCGCGCGGCACAAACCGCGCACCGCTCGCCGTTCTTGGGGTGCCCACAGCCCCGCCACTGCCCGAGCGCCTCGCGGCGGTCGCGGACCTTACGCATAGTGGCGATGGCCGCCTTGCGAGCCTTCATGCGGTGCTGTTTGCAGTAGCTGGTTCCGTCCGCCGCAGGACGCTTACAGCTTGTCGAGTAGGTGCACTCGTTGTCGAGTAGTCTTCGATGATACGTGGAGCTGTCCACCTTAACTTAGCGTTAACCGCCTCGACGGGTATCGGTCGAATTATGGTGCGCGAGCGGACCGCCACATGCGATAGGGAATCGATGACCACGATCAGATTTCCATCCTACCTCGGCACCGTGGCGAACATGATGCCGTTCGTCTTCGGGGATCGCGACACGCTGCCCGGGCCATACGCCAGCTACGCCGAGATCGTCGAGCTCTGCGCCATGACTCGCGGATCGACGTGCTACCTGACGGTCCACGAGTCGTGGGTACCTCGCGGTCAGACCCAGCGGCGCGGCGGAGTTCACACCGATGGCACGTCGGATGGGCCGTGGGGAGGAGGGTGGGGAAGCGATAGCATCTACTTGGCCTCCACCGACGGAGACACGCTGATTTGGGATACTACCCTTCCGGCTTCGATGGTCGACTGTCACGGCGCTCCGCTCGTGCGACTCGGTGAGCCATCTGGGTCTCTGTCCGCCGGCGTACTGCACCGCTTCACAGACCGCACCCCACACGCGGCCAGGCCCGCCGCCACCGATCACCATCGCCAGTTCGTCAGGGTCGTGGGTCCAGACATCCACGGGTGGTACGCTCGGCATAGCACGCCTAACCCAGTGGGCGTGCTGCCACGCGCGCCCATCATCACGGCCGACAAGTTCACCGCCTGACCTGTGCGACTCGTTCACTGCAACGTTCACAGCGATCCCGCGAGTGGCCGACCGCACGCGATGGCACCGCCGTGCGGCTCTGTCGGATCCGGTCGGCACCGCCCGCGGTGACCGGCCGGCAGCGGGCACAGGTCGGTGCGCGGCATCGGCCGC